TGATTGTTTTTTTTATTCTAGTGTACAGGTAAATCCACGAATTCTCAACTGGGGGTCTTTACATATTGTCTATATAGCAAGTTGGACAAAGAATTTGACAGTCTTAGACGATAAGCAGTTGGCAGATTCATTGAAACGAATTCATAAAACAGTTTCTACGATGCTGAAGCAGGTTGAAACTCGCACCAAGCCCTATCAGGTTGGGAAAATGAGAGGACAAGCACCAAATTTTCCTAAAGCCCAAGTGAAAGGGCCTAGTCGATAATCAATCAGGCACTCTCTTTCGAGGGTGCCTGATTGTATATAAGAAATAGCGTAAAAAGTTATATAACAATTTATGTTGTTTTTAATAAAAAGAATTAAGTGTCCTCTTAACGCACAAATTATCATTATCTCTTATGATGAAGCTATCAAGAGAGAGGAGATAAGATATGGTAACAGTGATTCTAGCTGAGAAAGAAACACAGGCAGTGGCTTATGCAGAGTGTTTGGGCAAGGCTAGTAAAAAAGGAAAGGTACACATTATTAAACAAACACCCTATTTTTCAGATGAGGTGCATATCATTGCAGCAGAGGGGCATTTGTTTGAATATGGGCTACCCAAGGATAACTGGGATTTGGATAAACTACCATTGGTCGATGTTTCCTTTAAGCAGACCTTAAAGCAGGACAAAATATCTAAAGATACTTTCAAACAGATCTATCAGGAAGTAACAGCAGCGAGTCAGGTGATTATCGGTACAGACTCTGATAGGGAAGGGGAGCGGATTGCCTATTCAATCTTGTCCCACATTCCAGAAGGGAAAGATAAAGTAACTAAGCGCCTATGGACCAACTCGTTGACTATACGAGGCCTTCAGAAAGCCTTTCAAAATTTAAGAGAACCTATGGAAACCTATAACTACTATCTGGAAGCTGAAGCACGTGCACAGTCAGATTGGCTAGTAGGCATGAATTTGTCTCCTCTAGTTACTTTAGAATTACAAAGTAAGGGGCGACTTCCAAAAGGGAAGGGAAATAGTTTGTCTGTCGGCCGTGTTCAAACTCCTGGAGTACGGCTAATCTGTGAGAACGATATAGCGATTCAAAATTTCCAGCCAGAAACCTATTGGAAATTACAATTGCAAGATAAGGAAACGGAGATCAGTTTCACAAATAAGGATAAGTACTCGGATAGTGAACTTATCCTTACAACGTCACGAGAACTAAGCACAGTTTCTACCGTTTCTTCAGTTGAAACAGAAGAGAAACAGAGAGCAGCACCACATCTATTTAATCTATCCGATATTCAGGGATTAGCGGCTAGACAGTGGGGATTTGAACCAACTAAAACAGAAAGCATAATAGAAAGTCTCTATTTGAAAAAATACTTATCTTATCCTAGAACAGATACTCGATATATCGATGAGGAAGAGTTTAGCTATTTAAGAAATTACCTGAAGAGTTATCAAGAGGCGATTAATTGTCCTTTTGAACCAGTAAATATGGAACCAAGGGAAGATTATGTTAATCCTAAGAAAGTAGCCAAAACAAGTCACTATGCTCTTATTCCAACTGAGAATATCCCGAACCTAGTAACCCTGAAGCCAGAAGAAAGGCTAATCTATGAAGCTGTTGTTCGCAGAACCCTTCTGATGTTTGCTGCTGATTGTCGCTATCTAACAACGACGGTTGAAGTGGAAAACCAGGGGATGGTTTTCAAAACAAAAGGCCGTCAAATGATTGACCCAGGTTGGGCCGATCTTAGCCAGCAAAAACTAAAAGGGGATGTAGAGCTACCAGATTATCGTATAGGAGATCAGTTTGAGACAAAGGTCAATATCCTTGAGGGAGTGACAAAGCCACCAAAGAGGATTACAGAAAGCCAATTGATTAGTGAAATCCTACCCAAGTACGGCTTAGGTACACAGGCAACTAGGGCAACCATGTTGAAAACCATTCAAGATCGAGGTTATATCAAAAAGGACAAGAAGACAGGGCAATTATTCCCAACGAATCAGGCTTACCTCTTGATTCATTACCTCTATGATAATGAGTTTGCCAGTCCTGAAACAACAGGCGGATGGGAAACGTTTCTATCTCAAATTGGAGAAGGAGAGATAAACCCACGTGAATTTGTGGATGCTATCAAGGAAAAATTAACGCATCAAATTTTGGCCGCAAAAGAAAGGAGAGATTGAAGTGGAAGACGAAGTGAAGACACCCTATCTTGATAAGTACACTGACAATTTGTCAGACAAAGTCTCAAAGAAGGTGGCTGATTACCAGGTTTATGGACGAGATAAAGAGGTTCAGGCCGTCATCGTTTCCCTTCTCAGGCGAACGAAAAACAATCCTGTCTTAGTTGGAGAGGCTGGAGTCGGGAAGACAGCTATTGTCGAAGGCTTAACTCTTGCTATCTTGCGTGGTCAGGTTCCATCTGCCTTAAAGGGTTTAACGGTACGCTCTTTGGAACTGTCTAGCTTAATGAGTGAAGAAGATGGTGGCTTCATAGCCAAGTTCAAGAAAATCATTGAGGAGATGGTTGCTACACGAGGACAGAATCTCCTCTTTGTAGATGAATTTCATACTATTGTTGGTGCAGGTGGCCAAGACGGTCAGGCTCTTGATGCAGGAAATGTTATCAAGCCAGTCTTGGCACGTGGCGACATTCAGTTGGTCGGTGCAACTACCTTAGATGAGTTCCATGACTATATCGAAACAGATAGAGCATTGGAACGTCGGGTCCAGCCAGTTATGGTAGAGGAACCGACAATTCCGCAAGCGATAGCGATTATCGAACAGGCAAAAGGCGTTTATGAAACATTTCATGGGCTAAAAATTTCTTCAGAAGCAGTTCGACAAGCAGTCCGTTTGTCTGTTCGCTATATTACAGATCGTTTTTTACCAGATAAAGCCTTTGATTTGATCGATGAAGCAGCAACTATTGCTTCAGTTGAAGGAAAAGAGAGTGTAACAGAAGTAGATATAGCCCAAGTCTTGAAGGATAAAGCTGGTATTCCTGTTACGACAATTTTAAAAGGAGACCAGGAGCGGCTAGATGGTCTCAAGGAAAAATTGATGAGACGAGTCAAGGGTCAGGAAGAAGCGATTGATGCAATTGTTGATGCTGTGACCATTGCTCAAGCAGGCTTACAAGATGAAAACAGACCAATCTCCTCGTTCCTCTTCCTTGGTGCGACTGGAGTTGGGAAGACAGAGTTAGCCAAAGCCTTGGCAGAAGCACTTTTTGATGATGAAGATGCCATGATTCGTTTTGATATGTCTGAGTATAAACAGAAAGAAGATGTGGCCAAACTAATCGGAAATCGTGCTACGAAAACAAAAGGGCAGCTGACGGAAGGAGTCAAGCAGAAACCTTATTGTGTTTTGCTACTGGATGAGCTTGAAAAAGCGCACGGTGAAGTCATAGACCTATTTCTCCAGGTGCTTGCTGATGGGCGCTTGACAGACAGTACAGGTCGTCTGGTTAGCTTCAAAAACACAATTGTCATTATGACCACAAATAGTGGTGATAAGAAAATTATCAATAAGTGGGAATTAAAAGGCAATTTCAAAAATTTATCCGATCGTGAGTGGCTTCAGTTTGAGAAATCTATGGTCAGCGAGCTTCAAAATGAATTTAGACCAGAGTTTTTGAATCGGATTGAAAATAAACTCATCTTTAATCTCCTGGAGCGTGATGTTATTGAAGAAATCGCAGAGAAAAATTTATCTGAGATTGAAGCTAGGTTGAGCCAACAAAATGTAACGCTCTCTTATGAACCAAGTTTGATTCAGTATCTGTCGGACGTGGGAACCGATGTAAAGAATGGTGCACGGCCCTTAGAGCATTTGATTAAACAAAAAGTATTGCCGCCGATCTCGGCTAAGATTCTATTGTTGGATAGGAGTAAACAAACTTACAATGTTCATTTATGGGTGGAAGGGGAGGCACCAGATGGCCAACACCGCAAAGACTTGAGGCAGATCAAACTAGATATTGAAGGAGAAATGGATTCTCTCTTCAGCTGAAAAATATTTTTCCTGCGATTTGTCCTCTTAACGCAGGAATGTTATTTATCCCTTACACTAATCATGTCAATAAAAATAAGGAGGGCTTCTATGAAGGACACATTGACAAATTATTTCGGTGAAGTGAAGACCAAAGGCAGGAACTACTTGCTCAGTCTATCACTCTTTCTATCAGGCATCTTGACAAATACCGTCTATGCAGATGATCCTTTCACCAAAACAGATGAACTAGCAAAACAGGGGATTACTAAAGTTCAGGGACTTGGCATTGTAACTTTGGGTTTGGCTGTTGTGGTAACTGGTCTAATTTATGGTTTCGGTGGTCGTGATCTTAAAGCAGGTATTAAGAAGCACTGGGTAGCTATTGCAGTGGCCATTGTTGCTGTTTCTGCTGGGCCAAGTATTGTTGAGTGGCTTTTCACCTTTGTGAAAGGGTAAGGTGGTTACGATGGCATTTATACCTTTTAAGAAAAGCAATAAATGCTTGGTGACAGATGACCTATTTCTTGAGGTGACATGGGAAGATGGAAAATCTCCAGATGATGATGGTGAGCTTCTCGGCATTATCGAAGGACTGGATCAACAGTATCTAGATTATTTCCAGCATGCCATCGAAGAGTCTCTGCCTTATATAACCTTCCAGCAAGCAGAACGGCTATTTCAAGCCTTAAAAGAGGCTTACGGTCAGTTTCGGCTGAAAAAAGTGGCTATTTGCCACCTAGAAGGAAAAGAGGCTGTCTCTGAAGGGGAAGTCTATGCTAGTCCATTTATCATTGATCAAAGGTACCAGAATTTGCTCTTACCACTGATTCAGTCAATTATGACTGGACTAGATTTCCGACATTACACTTATCAGGAAAAACGTGAGTATTTCATCAACCAGATTTACCCATCTTACAAAGCTAGTCTGGGAATCCCAGAGTCAGCCCTGCCACTTTTTCCAGAGGAAGGGGAACAGGTGCTGGGTAAATCCTATCAACCGAGCCCAGTCTTGAGCGTTTCAATGAATGCAACTCCAACAGCCCCTCATCAAGCTCCTAAAACACAATCCCTGAAGAAGGTGTACCTACTCATGGGACTTATTGGAGTATTGGCTCTCGGAGGGATAGCTTCATCTATCATTGCATATACGCAACTGGCCAAGCAGAATGAACAGGTTGCTTATCTCTATCAAGAATTAAAGCATACCCAGCACTTAGTAAGTACGGAGCATCAAGTAGATGTCTTCAGTCGCTACTTTTTACCAAATTATTATTCTGGTCAAAAAGAAAACCTGGTGGATTTTCTGTCTGATGGAGATGCAAAGTATACTGTCCCAAAAATAGGAACGCTGCAATCGGTGATTCTGGAGCAGATGACTTATGATTCAGATGCTAAGGAATATCAAGTTACCTATGTTCTTGCCGTCAAGCAGGAGGAGAAGACCACAAGTCTACGCCTTAGTTTCACGGTCAAAGTCTCGGAATCTAGTAAATACGGTTTTGTGGTGACCACAGAGCCAATGGAAACCAGTTATCTTAAATAAAAATGAAAGGAAATGCAACATATGAGAACCAAGGACTTATATGATGAAAATAACACACTGAAGCTAACCGTAGTATTTGGGTTGGCAACGGGGGCGGTCTTAACCTATGGTCAGCCTGCATATGCAGAGAACACCGCTTTAGAAACTTCTGCAACGGAAGTTGTGGCACTGCCAACTGATCCAGTTACCCCTGTTCCAACTGATTCAACTGTTCCAATGACACCAATGAATACGACGGAAGAAATTCCAGTCGAACCGACATTGCCAGCGGAAACTTCTGGTGAGACAACAGAAACGCCTGAAGCACCAAAGGAGTCAGAAACTCCAACTACCCCAGGGACGACTGAGACACCAACTGACTCTACCGTTGTTCCTCCAAGTGAGCAACCAAACACAACAGAACCAGCAACGACAGTTGGAATTGACAGCCAGCCTACAACACCGACTACGCCACAAACAACCGAAAATAACAACACTCAAACGGCACCATTACAGCCTCAAGTAGATCCAGCTCCTACGGTTGAAGAAGATTTTGAACCAATCGTAACGGATCAGGGGTACACTGTTATCAGCACAGAGAATAGTGTTGTTACGATTGCTAACGTCGATGGTACAAAGTCGACAGGGAAAGCTGAAGACTTTGGTGGCGTAACTAATCAAAACGGAACCGTTTCTTTCATTACGAAAGAAGGGAAGAAGGAAACCTTGCCAGAAACAGGGGTGGTTGAAAATATAGCGCTAACCTTACTAGGATTTTTACTCCTACTATTTGGATTTACTATTTCTGGTAAAAATAATACGTCAGAATCACGCTACATTTACTTGTAAAATCAGAAAAGGATGAGATTTAAGGTATGAATAGAAAAGAACTTTTTAAAAAATCGGCAGAAACTCAAGCGCGGCAGCGTTTGGTAACCACGAAGGCTTACGGTCTCGTATCAACAATAGCTCTTGCAGGTGCCCTTACTGTTGCTGGCGCTAATACCGTATCAGCAGATGAAGTAACGACATCAGTTGCGACGGAGACAGTGGTCACAACGGATAATCCAGCTACTAACCTGGTTGAAGTTCAGCCAGCTACACCAGTTGAAAATACAGACCTTCAAGCCCATGCCAATACAAATACTGGGGCAATTGTAACACCTGTTGAAACACCAGCGCTTGATCGAGCAGTTGCAGAGGCAGAGGCAAACGGTGTAGTTGTGACCAAGGGTGAAATAGCGGTCCATGATAGCCTTGAAGCCGCTCAAAATGATACTGCCAATCAGGAAGCAGCTGTAAAAAATGCAGAAGCCGAAAAGGTTGAAAACAACGAAGAAATCGCAGCCGCAAATGCTACGAATGATCAAATCGATGCAGACAATGCAGCAGAGGCAAAACGTGTTGAAGAAGCCAATAAACAAGGTCAAGAAGCAACAGACCAGCGGAACAAAGCTGGCCAGGAAGCAGTAGAGGCACGTAACAAAGCAGGTCAAGAAGCAGTTGATAAACGCAATCAGGTGAAACTGGATGATATTGAAGCAGAAAAGTTAGCAGTTGAGGAACGCAATAAGGCTGGTCAAGCGGCGACAGTCCAACGAAATAAGTTGGGTCAAAAAGCCGTTGATGAACGTAATGCTAACGCCCTTGCAGAATGGGAAGCTAACAAAGAAACCATCATCGCAGCTGATGAAGCAGCAATGGCTGGCTATAACGAACGTAAAAAAGCTAACGAAGAAGCTAACGCCAAGGGCCAAGCTGAAGCTGATGCCAAAAATGCAGAATTAAAGGCAGAGTATGACAAGGATCTAAAAGAGTACAATGACTTGCTAGCTGAGAATGATGAAATCCAAAAACGTAACGATGCCGCTGCAGCAGAAGCAAAAGCAGAAAACGATCGCTTGCAAGCAGAATATCAGAAAAAGTTGGCAGACATGCTGGCGAATACGGGGAAAGACGGATTTTTGAGCGAATTTGTGGTGCAACATTTGATTTTTAAATCAGAACCCGATGCTAGCTATATTTCATCTGTAGAAGCGGCAACAGATTCTGAAATTGCTACGATTGTCAATGGACGTTATATTGACCAGTTTCGAGACGATTCTGGGAATGGTCCTGTTTATATCTTGAAAAAAGGAGAACCAATTTCTGTTACCTACACAGGTCTTAAAAATTCTTCTTTCGACGGAACAGAAATTTCTAAAGTTGTGTATACTTACACTTTAAAATCAACAGAACTTGATAATAAAGATAAAATCTTAGTTAATTTCCAAAACGATCCCACAAAAACGTTATATTATTGGATAGATGGGCAAGAAACGGTCATCAATATGGACGTCAAGTTCTATGACGCTACTGATAAAATTTTAAATACAAGTGGTTCTTTGCTTTCATTTGCTTCGTTAAATACTGCGATAGTTGATCTTGACTATGAAGCTATTTCTAATTTTATTGGTGAATTTATTGAGATTACTGGAAGTGGAATTAAAGTAATAGACGGGGTTGCTCGTGCAATTGCAAGTAACAGATATACTGAGGAGGGCTCCAAATTTTTTGAAGCGGAATGGGATTATGATGGCTCCCCTCTGGAATACTATGGAGCAATTGTGGGTAGGACAACTTCTGAAACGATAAACTTTGATATCTCTTCTAAAGGTCGTAATTATGTTTGGTTTGCATTTAACACCAATGTCAAGGCACCCACAGTCACACCACCACCTCCTCTTAAAGAAGTAACCCCAGAGAAGCTGAAACCAGTTCCTGCTACACCACCAAAACTTGAAACGGTAACCTTTAACCCAACACCGTTCAATGAAGAACCACCAGCGCCATCTAAAATTCCAAACGAACCTACGTTTGAAACCTTCACTCCAGAGGTCTTTACCCCTGAAACGTACACGCCTACGCCATATACTCCTGAAGTCTTTGTTCCTGAAACATTTACCCCAGAGGTATACAATCCAATCACACCAGTTGTGAAGCCACATGTACCTGTTCCAGAAGTAAAAACTATTAAAACAACGGTCCATCCAGTTGCGGTCAAGGATGCTCCTGCAATCACAAAAGACGTTGTCAATACTGAAGGCACTAGCATCAATGGTGAGTTGGTAGCTAAAAATTCAACTGAAACGTGGGTGCTCAATCCAGGTGCACTGAAGGCTGGTCGTGAAGCGATGACCTCTGTTGTCCTGTCCGATCCTTTCCCAGCTGGAACAAAAATCGTCAAAGATGATACGGCAAAACTTAGTCCAGAGTGGCTAGTTTCCTATGATGAAACTGGCAAGGCAATTGTGACTTTATCTGCAAACGGGCTTGCCAAGGTCAACGCAGACTTGGCTAAAGATTTCGTCCTTCCGACATTTAATGCTATCTTCACGGTATTGAATGATGCTGCGACGTACAAGAACGCTTACACAATGACTTTGACAACTAAGTCAGGTAAGACCTATACTGCAACATCTAACACGCCAGTGATCTACACACCAGGTTCTGAGACTCGTACCTACAACGGTAACGTAGTCGTGCGCTACTTTGACGTAGATACAAACGTCAAAATTGCCCCTAACCAAGCAGACCTCGAAGATGCAAAAGTTGGCACAGCGTATGATACAACGGACCAAAAACAAGAAGTCATCGCGCACGAAGGTAAGCTGTATAAACTTACTTCAAAAGTAGTTGGTTCTGAAACTGGTAAGGTGACTGACGGAACCATCTATGTTGATTACTTCTACAAAGTGGTTGAAAATGAACCAGGAAAAGGTAACGTAGTTATCCACTATGTGAACGAAGATGAAAAGACAGTCGCAAATGACGTTGTAGACTCTTCAAATGTTCCAACAGGTACAAGCTACGATACCACAGACTACAAACCTGGAAGGATTACAACTGAAGATGGAATCGAGTACGAACTGGTTCCTGAAAAGACAATTGGTCAGGAAACTGGAGAAGTTATCGAAGGTACAACAGAAGTGACCTACGTGTACAAACGTATCACACCACGTCCAGAGACACCAACTCCAAATGATAGCTTGATTGAGCCAGAGAAACACCTTTACCAAGTGGGCCAGATAAGCGGAGCTAATTTGGATGGTCTTCAGTTACTTCCAAACAAAACCTATTCCTATACCGCTGTCACAGACAACAATCAATATAAAGGGCTAAAAGCAACTCAGGGAGAAATTTTCAAAGGCTTCCTACCACTGGTTGATGATCCTCAAGACAATACAGTTCTGTTTGACTTCTCTACCTTGAAGACAACCCTAGCTGATGGCCGTGACGTATCTTCTGACTTTGAAGTGCGGTCTTATGAAAGTCTTGAAAAAGCGGATGCTGAAGTTGTAGCTATCCTAAAAGCTGCTAGAATTTCTCCAGATGGGTATTTCTCAGTTGTAGTTCCTAAAGGTCTAGATTTTGAGGGCTACTTTAACAAGTACGTGTTCACTGGTTTGAACCTGTTCCATACCTTTGACGTTAAGACAGGGGATTACATTGGAGACTTTAGCAATAAAGTATGGCAAGTCGACTTTGGAAATGGCTACGCAGGCAATACGGTAGAAAACAATGTGCCAAAACTGGATGGTATTAAGAAAATCCTGGAATCAATCGGCTCTAATAAAGACCTGACAGGCGGTACTATTGAATTGGGCCAAACCTACCCAGCTAGACTTTCTTTCCCAGTTGTCAAGACAACGATTGATGGCAAATTGAAATCACTATACGGAATCGAAAACTTCGATGAAAACTTTGACGAGTACAACGGTGAGTTTTATGCTTTTGCTTCTGGTGATATGAAGCTCAAAGACGGTTCGATCATTAAACTAGATGAAGAACTGACTCGCTACATTGTCCAAGAGTTGATTCGAGATGAAAAGACAGGCCAAGTCGTGGCGGTTAAGTACACTGTGAATCCTGAGTTCTATGACCTTCTAGCAGAAGGAGAAGAAATCAAAATCGATGTCTACTCAATGTTGAAACGTATCGCTTACGGTGAAAATATTGAAAATGAGTGGATAGTCTATGTTAACGATGTTGAAGTAGATAAGGATATTGTTACGACTAACACACCTAAGCCTAAGGAAGAAACGCCAGAGGTACCAGAAACTCCTGTTACTCCAGGAACGCCAGTAGCTCGTGCGCAGACACTCCCTTCAACAGGTGAAGAAAGCTCTATGGCTTTGGCTGCACTCGGTGCAAGCATGGCAATCGCAGGGCTTGGATTAGCTCGTCGCAAGCGTGATTCAGAAGTTGACTAGTCTTTAATTGCAAAAATCCAGGTTCTTACAGGACTTGGATTTTTGCAAAAGTCAATGATAAAAAAAATAAAAACCATTGACTTTGCAGATTTTATAGTGTATAATAATATTGACCTAGAAAAAGTGTAGGGTAAATAATAGCAACGGTGAAAGGGGGGCGCTTTATTGAAAAAGTTGCATCTCAAGCTATCCAGTAAGGCTCATGCAAGATTAACAAAATACATTGAAGAGCAGTACACGGTGCTTGAAACCACTAGAAGTCGGGATGGTACCTTGGAGATGACCATTAGGTCTAGGAGTGAAAAACCTCCTGAGGTGGAGGAAACTCTAGTAAACGAATATCTCGCCTGGAAAAAGTTAAAACTAGAGAACCCTTCAGCTGGTACCTGGTATCATGTTCGGCATGGAGAGCCTTATGGACTATCTGGATGGCAAGTTAAACGCATTCTAGAGAAAGCTGGGGTGTACGATCCTAGTTTACAAAATGGAACACACTATAAAATCAAAAATAAAGAAAGTTAAATAGGTGATAAAATGGAAAAGAAATTAGTTAAAAGTTTGGCAACTGTTGGTGTATTGACTCTTGGATTAGGTTCTGTGACAACTTATGCAGAAGAAACTACACAAGCTCCAGGTGCTGAGAGTGCTTCAGAAGTTGTCCAGGCTGAGAAGGTTGCTGATACAGTAGTAACAGCTGAACAAGTGTCAGAAGCGAAAGCAGAATTAGAAGGCACTACGCAAGAGGTAAATAAGGCACAAGCTGTTGAGCAAACTGCTCAAGAGCAAGCAACTCAAACTGAAAGCAACGTAGAGCAAGCCCAGACTGAAGTTACTGAAGCACAAGCGCTTGTAGATGAAGCAACACCTGAAGCAATTGTAGCACAAGAAACTAAGGTAGTAGATACAAAGGCAGCAGTAACCCAAGCTGAAGAAGCGGTAACAGCTGCTGAATCATCTGTGACAGAATCAAAAGGTGCAGTAACTCGACAACAGACCGTTGTTGCTGAAGCGGAAAAAACTGTTTCCAAAGAGCAGGCCGATGTAGACCAAGCACAAGCTGAAGTTGACAATGCTCAAGCTATCCTAGATGGTACTGGACAGTCTAAGCTCATTGCAGAGAAAGAAGCAGCAGAGATTGCCGTTGCTGAAGCGGAAGCTGCTGTAACAGTAGCTGAAGGTGATCTGGCAGCAGCGCAAGAAGCGGATAAAACACGTGCCATCATGCTTGATGCCAGCGAAACAAGTCTCAGAAACAGAGGAGTTGACGTGGCTAACGCCAAGCAAGCTCTGGATCAATCAAACGTGACCGCTCAAAATGCGGCAACTGCCTTGTCAGAAGCGAACAAAGACTTGGCAGTAGCAACACAATTGGTTGACAGTTTGACTAAGGAATTGGCTAGCAAGAATACCATCACAGTTCCATCAGGATATGCGGAGGCACTCAAAGCATTTGCAGCAGATAAATCTGAAAGCAACAAGGTAGCAGTCGCTAACGCATCTGCAACGGGAGTTTCGTTGAACCAATTCAAGTCACTAGACAGTGACAAGCAAATCGTTATCTCTGATGTCAATAATTTGTCTCAAGCGCAACGTGAGGAGTTGACACTTTTTGCGGTTGACTTGATGAACCAAGTTCGCAAACAAGTAGGTACTTCAGCTGTTGTTGCTAATCTGTCTGCTATCTCATTTGCAGATGATGTAGCAAACACTTCAAAATCTTTGGGCCATGACTTGCAAGCTATCCCAGCTGCAGCAGGCAGAAAAGGATTAGGCGGTACAGATGGCGTAAACTACTATGAGAACTTCTCATCTGGTTACTTTGATCCACGACAAACTGTCACGATGGATGACCTGAAGAAAGCAGTCTACAACACGATTTCTGAAATGCTGTTTGATGATGCAGACTCAAATTGGGGCCATTCAACTTCACTTGCAGGAGTTCGTACCACAACAAACTCCAAATATATCGGTCTTGATGTGAGCAAGCTTGACTATGAGTTTTCAACTGGAAATACAATGCCACTTGGACGAGTTCATATCTTGGGAGTGGCTGACAGTCAAATCGAAGATGCTAGCAAGTTTGACACTACTTCAAATCTATCATCACGCAACATTGATGATGAGTTAGCAGCGGCTAAGTCTGCACAATCAACAGCCCAAGTAGCTCTCTCAAAAGCTCAAACAGCTGATTCTGATGCTAAGGCTGCTCAAACCTTGGCTCAGAGCAATTACAACAGCGCTCTAGTTGCTCAAACAAGAGCACAGGAAGAACTTTCTTATTGGCAAAATAAAACAGTACAAACTCCTGGAGCCCTTGCAGCACTTCAAACTGCTAAAGACAACCTGACAGCTGCTGAAGAACGTGCTAAGGCAGCACAGGATGCGGTAAATGCTTTCTCAGCCGACGTTGCGACTAAAAAAGCTAACCTCGATGAGAAGAAGGCTAAATTAGCAACTCAAAAAGCAGAGTTGGAAGCTGCTAAAGCTAACTTGGATAAAGAAAAGCAAGAGCTTGAAAACTTGCAAGCTAAAGTCACTGAGTTTGAATCAACTCTTGCAAAAGCTAAGTCAGCTCTTGCAACCACAAAATCTAACCAAGTAGCAAGCGAGAAACGCTTGAATGACTTGCTAAATGCTGATGACGTCCTTGCCAAAGCACAAGCGAAATTGGATGCGGCTAAAGCTACCTTGGCAGAAAAAGCGGAAGCGCTTGAAAAAGCGAAGTCAGTTCTTGCTGATTTGCTCGAAAAACAAGCGATTGACCAAAAAAATTACGATATCCTTTTGGCCCGCTTTACAGCACAAGAGGAAGCGAAACGCCAAGCAGAACTAGAAGCCAAGCGAGTAGCCCTTGAGACAACAGGACAAGTTGCTATTCCAGTTGTAGATGTAGCAGGTAAAATTGTTGACTATGTGGCTGGGAACAAACCAGCACCAGCAGGAACAACCAAAGCTGCTGCTCGTCCAGTTTCTACCTCATCTAGCAAGAAGGGAGCATTGCCTGAAACAGGTGATGCAGGAAGCATGGGACTTCTGGCAGTAGGTTTGATGACTTTGTTCTCAGCGGTTGGTTTGGGAAACAAACGAAAGAAAGGTTAATCAATGCTAGAACTGTTGATTTTTTCAAAAAATGTGACGAAGATTGTCAGACCTTTGCTTGTATCACTTATTTTGGTCGCAGCGGCAGCGTATGCCGTTACGACCTATACAAGTGAAGAGATTGCTGAAATCATCAAGTGGGGAACCCTTGGAATGTCCGCTATTTTGTTGGTCATTGGCAGCATTGTCGCAAGCGTAACCGAGGATTACCGTCGCTATATCAAGTATCCATATCGGTTGATTCTCTGGAGCGCCTCTCTGACCTTGTTAGGGATATTGGTATGGCAGACTGACGGGGTTCTTATCCTAGTAAATTCCGTGCCGTATTTGGTGGGTGCCTGGATTGTTCTTACGCTCTACCATAGACAATTTAAGCGATTGATTACAAGTCTTGTCTTGAAATCTGAGCTTGATGACGAGCTGGACTACATTCCACACGATATTGAGAAGTCAGCAGCGATGGTAGCCAGTCAGATGGGAAATTCCATTAAAGAAAAGTACCGAAGTAAAATTAAGACAGTAGCCCTCACTCCAGGTAGGAACGGAGACACAAAGCTGATGGATTTTCCAGTCGGATTTGTGACAAATAAAAAGCGCCCTTCAGTACTATTTGAATTGATCGCAGCACTAGAAATGGAGTGAGAAATGACAGAACAGCAAAAAGCAGTTATTACCAAGGAACAAGCTAGATTTTTGGCACATCTTGAGCTGAAAAGCTATGCTGTCAAAATGGATGCCATTGCCAGAGCAAATACAGAACTGACTTTTCAGAGTGATTATGACCGAGAAGAGTTTGTGAAGGCAGTCATGGCAGATGATTGGGTCATTGACACGGGCCATTATTTAATCAATGTATTGGCTCCTTTGCAGGAAAAAGGCTTTATCACTGCAACCACAAATAATAATCCATTATCAGGCGAAGTTGTGTATACTGTCACGGCCGACGTGGCGAAGGCGGCACTCTTTACCGAGGTGGAGCTTGGAAGCATTAAAGCTTTGCAGCCATACGTTAAGACAGAGTTTTTGATAGCGGAGTATGATGCTATCAAACGTTATGGCAATGTGATGGACTGGTTGAATGACGATGGCCGGGGAGCTGGGACAGTAGAGGAAAGCGAAGTAGCTTCTCCAGAAGGATTGACTGTTGCAGATTCCAGTTCGGAGGAGCCAACGGTACACCATGCCAAAGCCAATTATCGTATCAAGTAAGAGGAGGAGAAGAGATGCAAACTTTTATTGCTGACGGAAGAGTAGCGAGCATTCCAGATGATGCTGTCGGCAGAACTTCTAAAGGAAATGCCAGCTTCAAATTCGAGTTTGTTTGTGATTCAAGTCTACAAGATGAACAAGGAAAACCAATACCAAGTTATTTTCATGTTCAGATATATGGCAAACAAGCTGAAGTGATGGCTCAAAGTCTTGTAAAAGGTTCTCCTATCCTGGTAAAGGGAGAAATTATCCAACGGCCTTATCAAGATAGTCAAGGCCAACGTCGATACTATCAATATATTTCCCCAGACCAGAATCGAGGGATCACTTTTCTGGAGACTAAGGATGTAGCCAACAGACGTAGACAGGGAATGCAGGTTCCACCGCCACCGCCTACTGACTATCCAGAACCATTTGATTCAGGAGAACCCTTCTAAACTAACAAAGTAGCATGTGAGATAAACCACTCACGTGCTATTTTTGTTTTAATCAGGGTCCTGAAACCGCTGTTTATATATAGTTTCTACTTGTCCCCTTAACGCAGAAAAGGCTAATATCCCTTAGACTAAGAGTGTGCAAAAATATAAGAAAGGATGGTTGCTTATGATGAAGCAACAAGTAGAATATCAATCAGATGATCTGATGGCTGATTCACTTCAAATAGAAAATTTCCTGAAGCAAGGTAGAACATGCCATCTATATACTGTTCAATTGGGCATCGAAGCAGGTGTTAGCTCCTATCTGGAGCGTTACCAGCTAGCTTCCTCTCAGCAGAAATTCAAAATTTTCCTTTTCTCTACGCTTTATGGTGAGAAAATCAAACGCTTTTTAGAAGATATGCGAGGTGAGCAACGTGTTTAGTTGGCTAGAAGCGATTTATTACACTCTGGTCCAGCTTGCAAAGATTAATCCCTTTAATGCAATACTCATAGTCAGTTTTGTCAGCTATCTTTGTTACCAGGGGGTTAGGACTATCAGGAAGCCATTGCATGACTTTCTTCAGGTGATGAAAGGCTTTATAGATGATAAAGATATCATAAAACAATACTTCATGGACAAAAAGGAAGCGCTACTACATCCCTGGAGACATCGACGTGAGGTTGACTGGGGCTCAGCTGGAAAAGAAATAGGGAAGAAAACCTGGCGATATTTTAAACGATGTGCAACAATTGTTCCCTCATTCTTGTTCCTGCTCCTGGGGAATATTCTTTTTCGGCTCATCTACAAACTGCCCTTTGTTCAACCAGACAGGAAGCGTTTCGACAAAGAAATGAAGCCTCTGCTATATTTCAAAAATGTTCGTAGCTTTGTGCTTATGGGGATAGGGTTTAGCTTCATAGCCTTTATTATCACAAACTATTTTGTGACTGTATTAAGGGCAGCAATTCGTTTTCTTTATTTCTCGGTCATGAGTTTGCGAGATAGTAGCCTAGTAGATAGCTTTGACATCGATAGCTTGTTAATTCAAAACCTATTCAATGCTAGGGTATTTGTGATTGCTCCAATTCTGGCAGTGCCTATCTTTCTGGTTAGTTTGGTGATAGCTTGGCGATCAGCTTGGGTAAACTTTGAGCAGTATCGAGACTATAACCACAATGAAGAAGGTGATGATCGCTTTGCGACAGTCAAGGAAATCCACCAACAATATAAGAAGGTCCCAAACAAGACAGAAATCTATCCAGGTGAAGGAGGGGTTCCTGTTCTCCACGAAACAAGGAAGAGCCTATCAGGACTAACTCTAGGTTCTCAAATGCTCTGGCAAAATCGTACGTTTAGCCGTTATCTGACGAACGCAGAAAGAATACTAGGGATCTATTCCAAACCTTCAGGGGACTACTATATAGAAGACAGCACAACAAACATGCTGGGTATTGGTATGACTCGTTCAGGTAAAGGTGAGGGGCATATCACGACAACAATTGATATTAATAGTCGGGCTGAGATACAGCCGTCTATGGTCTTGGCTGATCCGAAAGGTGAGCATTATCAATCCTCTTACAAAACCATGCGTCGACGTGGTTATGATGTCAATGTCCTATCTTTCCAGAATATGGACTGGTCAATGTCTTATAACCCTCTAGCTCTAGCAATTGCAGCTGCAAAGAAGGGCTACTATGAAATGACTCAGACAAGGGTAAATGCAGTCGCTGAAGCAATCTATCGTAAAACAAAACCAGGTGTTGGCAATGGTAACGCAAAATACTGGGAAGATACATCTATTTCCCTCTTCAATGCGATTGCTATGGCTTTAATTGATCGTGCTAATGAAACCTTTAAGAATGGAGAAACGGATGCTTGGGACACGGTCACTGTTCGTAACATTGCCAAGTTTCTAACTGATTTGGGTTCAGAAGAAGTATTTGTTAATGACTTTGGAGAAATCGTTGAGAATCCAGACCGTGATCAGCCAGTTAAGAAGAAATCAAAAATAACAGTTTACTTTGATAACTTACGTAAGATTAACCAGGAACAGTTTTCTAAGTTTAGAGATATGGCAGACTTGAACTTCAGGTCCTCAGATTTTGCCTCTGAAGAGACCAAGGGGAACGTCTTCTCCAGTATGATGTCTGGAATCAACCTCTTCTTACAAGACAATATTGCCAAGCTCACGTCTAAAAATTCTATTGACTTGGAATCGGTTGGTTTCCCACGTCGCCTGTCGATTAAGTTCCGATCAAGCTCTAATGTCGCTATGCGTAACGAATACGCCCACAAGACGGCCAAGGTTACGATTATCAGTCAAACAGCTTGGGGCAAATCAACTAGACAAGTTGTTCACGTAAACGCAGCTACGGCTCTTATCGATGGAGAGGGCTATCTAACCTATGTGATTGAGCCAAAACTTCCTGATAAGTTTGTAGTAACGATCGATTTTGATCATGAGAACAATGGTGACTCTATTATTCGTGATAGCACCTTCCAATTTTCAGCTGAAAAAGTTTATAAGAAACTTGGTAAGGTAGTTGCTCTGGACGAGTATACGAAGAAACCAATATTGGATTATATCAAAGTCTCCATCCTAGATAAGCAAGCAGACAGTCTTCTCCAGGAAGAGGATATTGAGTTTGTGTATTCAGATAATCCAAAAGTGATTTACCTGGTCACACCGCCAAACCGAACAGAATACAACAGTATTGTATCTCTGTTCCTGGATCAGCTGTTTAATGCCAATTATGAGCTGGCCCTGTCGAATGGTCGTAAATGTGTTAATCGCATCCTCCATATTCTAGATGAGTTCACCAATATTCCAGCCATTCCTCATATGGACACCAAGATTTCAATCGGTCTTGGTCAAAATATCTTATACTATCTCTGGATTCAGAACCTCAAGCAGCTAACTGACAAGTACGGTGAGAATACTGCTGAAACCATTAAGGAGAACTGTTCGCTCACAGTTTATATCAAATCAACGTCTAATACTACGAACACTTCCATTAGTAAGGACCTCGGTACTCGGACCATCACACGTCGGAGACGGTCAAGCAATATCCTAGATGAGGCTAATCCAAATGTAGCCATTGAAAATCCAAAACAGGAACTTCTAACGCCTACACAGTTAGCCAAGCTACAAGAAGGAGAAGCGGTTATCTTACGTGGAGTTAAGGGCCGTGACAATGTAGGTCGCAAGATAACAACGGACCCAATTTTCCTACACGAGAAAACCAGTCTACCGTATCGCTATATGTTCCTTCAAGAAGAGTTTGATCATTCGATGACCTTGGCTGATATTCCTGTAGAAAGTGGCCATAGAGAGCTTGACTTGCAGGATATTGCAGTAGGGGCCCAAAGTACCTTTGGTAAGATTATTGATTGGCGGATAGCTCTGACGGACCGTATGAGGACCAATGGAGAAACACCTAAATTGGCTACGAGAAGGCAGGAGAATAAACCATTGAGTCAGGCCCGTTTCACCTCTCCAGTTGAATTGACTCAAGCTGTAATTGCTGAAGTTTTCGATGATGAGGACGAAGATGACATTTTCTTTGTAGATGATGTTATATAACAAGGTAAATAAAAAGTTATATAACCATTGAGCGAACATAATATTTCTGTTATAATGAAGCCAAGAAATATCAAGGAGAGTTCACTATGAAGTTGAAACGTTATCTAAGTCTATTTGTACTTGGTATCGCTCTGGTTGTTCTGGCAGCCTGTGGTCAAAAAACCTCTGAGGACATTGTCAAAACTGAATTAAAGGATAGCTACGTTGGTTATTCAAGTTTTCCAGGGTATGATAGCTTAATCTTCACTGGGGGTGGACAGGAAATCGTTTTTGATAAGAAAAATCATAAACTGAAGTCAGGGGATGAAGAAGTTTATTATGAAGTCGTTCCTGAAGATAAACTATCTAGCTCTATGAAAGGAATATTGGCTTCTCATGAGTCAGAATTAAAGGGAGAACACTATTTCGTTATTAACGTTGGATATCATGAAGATGATATCTGGGGGAAATTAGGCGACCAGCTCTACTGTGTTGTTTTATCAGAGGAAGGACAATCAATTCGTATATTCGAGTTTGAAACTGGATATACCTCTGATGGTTATTTTGACTTTACAGGTGAAGCTGAGTAAAGGAAAAGTCTCAATTTGAGGCTTTTTTTCTTTCCTATGATTTGTCCTCTTAACGCAGGAATTTTATTTATCCCTTATGATGAGGGTATCATATAGAGAAAGCAGGTACCTTATGTGACTTATGATACTTACTCTGATCTGGTCAATTCATTAGAAACAGGATTCTTGGATATTAATGGTGCGACAAATGGAAATATCACAGGAGAAAATGCGGAAAAGATGGCCTCCTTTTATAAATATTGGAGTAACTATCTGGATTCTACTCCAGCTTTTCTATCTTTCTTAGCTTATATTCCAGGTGGAATTGCCAAAGCCTTGTATTCTATTACAGCCAGCCTTGAACATGTCTTTAACAATATGTTCAAGCTCTTTGGTTTATTTGGCTACTTAGGTGATAGCAACACGGTTATAGGTCAGTTCTATTTTTGGTTCCAAATTGTCGGAACCAGCCTCTTTAGCCTAATTCTTGTTGTTTCGGCTATCACTGGAGTCTTTACAAAGCCAGTCAAGTATAAAGGGGTGATTACTAATTTCCTCTTAGTTACAATGGTGACAGCAGTTCTTCCTTTAGCCTTGACGACTATATCGTCTGTCATGGCCCAAGATGCGATGAATATCCAGACGATTTCTAGCGATGCACCGGACGGAAGCAAGCATTATTCATCCTTGGCGATCCAGCCTATGAAGAACAATATCGTAGATCTCAAGGTACTGATTGACAATGACTTTTCAACGGAGCTTTTTCCTCTAGATGATTATGGCTACATTAAGCCACCAAAAGAAGGTTCAACACCCGTCAATAATATTACGGATAGTCTTGATAAGCGAGATACTAGCGACTTTGCAACACGAATTGATTTTGGGGCAACCTATGGAGCTACTAGCTCTGGATTGTTAGAGGTGCTGGAAAAGAAGCTTCCAGGAATAAAGGGATTGTTCTTGCATAAATTAAATGCCAATCAGGACGGTGTTGAGACTATCACACAACACCGTGTTGTCGGTCAGTTAAATGCCTTTGAGCCAGTCTATATGCGGTACAAGGTCAACTGGATAGGGATGTTCATGCAGTACATTATCCTGATTGTTTTGTTGATTTCTATGTCAATCAAGTTTGTTAAGTCGGTCTTCGATATTGTGGTGGAAGCCATGATTTCACCAATCCAAGGATACTCTTCCTTGTCCAACTCTAAGAAGTATAAAGAGCTTTTACGTACAATGGGAGGCGCACTGGCAGGTATCTTCTTTGAAGTTGTGATTATGCGTGTAACCCTTGAAATCTTCCGAGATTTGCCAACTTTGTCGGTTTCGGCAGTAACAAAACTTTCAGGCGGTTTCTTTGATGGACTGAACATGTGGGAACAGTGTCTAGCGGCCTCCTTGGTATATATTGGCGTTTTCCTGGCAGCCATGCAGGGAGTGACAATGATCGAACGTTGGTTGGGTGTTTCTACTGGCCACAGTGACACTGCACAGCAATTGCTAGGTGCGATGATGATGGGGAACGCTTTTGCGACTGGAGCGGGTGCAGTAGGTAACGGTGCTATGGCATTGGGTGGTTTTGGTCTTGATATGGCTAAGAAAGCCCCAGGCGCATTTGCAGCAGGGAGCAAAGTCATTGGAAACAGTCTAGCAACGACAGGTGGCGGTATTCGAGGAGCTATCAACGCTGCTAGGGATCAAGGAGCCTGGAATGCAGCTAAAGGTGGTGTCAGCAACATGGTAGACCTGGCTGATGTGATGGGCAAAGAAGCAGTAGGTAAGGCGAAAGACTTTACAGGTGCTATAGCGGACAATTTAGGTAAAAAAGAACAAGCTGCTCATGATGCTGTCTACAAAGGTTTGAAGAATGATGCGGTTCCGCCACGACCAGGTTTTAATGATAATGGGGAGTATACTTTAAATCCTTCAGGTCAGTACGGTGGTGAAGGACTATCTCCTGAAGCTCCTTATGAATCCCAGGCGGTTGACAATGGCGATAGTAGTCCGAATGACGGAGGTATTACTGATCCAAACATACAGTCAGCAGAAGTATCTGACAACATCGACAGTGGTCCAAGTGGTGGAGGTATTATAGATCCAACGGCACCGCCTACAGAGCCAACTGGTGAAGCTTTTGGAGGCATCAGTGACCCAACTGGAACTCCCTCAGGAATATCTGGTAACTCCTCTGGTGGAATTAAAGACCCAGCTTCTTCATCTGAAAAAAGCACTCATCCAATTGAAAATAGCCCACTTCTAAATAATCCCCACAACAACTCTCGACCAACTGGCGGTTCAACCCCTCCTAGACGTAGTCTCGATCAATCGATGCAGCAAATGAACTACATGAAGCACCAAATGCAGCAAGCAGGTCAATACATGCAAGGTCAATCGCATATCAGCGGTGCAGAGATTGATGAAAATGAGGAGTAAATCAATGTTTGATGTTGCGGGTAAGGTTATTGTGATCACAGGGAGTTTACGCCCAATGACCAGGCAAGACGTAATTGCCTTTCTAGAGCGTAGAGGGGCGGTTGTTCAGAATTACATTTCGGCTCAAACAGATATTCTTATTGCTGGTCATAAGCAATTAAATCTCTTTGATCCTGATAAACGTTCCAAGAAATATGAGGCTGCTATGTCTAGAATAGCAGAAGGGCAGTCAATCATCATTTTGTCAGAAGAAGAATTTTTCAATATGGTTAAAGAGTCTCAGCTTTGAGGCTCTTTTTATGCATAAAGATATATAACTTTTTATATAACAAATATCGTGATTGTCAGCTAGGCAGTTTGTCCTCTTAACGCAGGAAATGTCATTATCTCTTATGATGGAAGTATTAAGAGAAAGGAATTAGATATATGGATGAAAAATACGGTGTTCCACGTGACATCTATGCCAAAGTAAAAATTATAGGGCTCTTTATGGCTGATATAGTCTTTGTAGGAGGTTCAGCGGTTGCTGCGGTATCTGTTGGGACGAAGATATTTCCAACTAGCCAGTGGCCACAGTTGCTTGCTTTTATTCTCTTAACACCTCTGATGTGCCTTTACTTGGTTCTACCAACAAATGGTGGAAAGAAAAATTGGCATAGTATGCTTCTCTTTTTCAGAAGACGAAGGAAACGTTATATTAGCCTTAATTATCAAAGAAGGGAGGTTCACTAATGGCTATTAAGCAGGCACAAACACAGCCAATTGAAAAACGTCCGTTGGGACGAAAACAGGATACGAAGAAAGGCGGTCAAGAGTATTTTGACCTTCATTCCTGTGTGGAACTGCTCGATGTCAAATCAATCATTGATAACCGTCAAGCTTATATTCAATTGGTTGATTATGGCTATCTTCAGCTGATGGAGATTCCAGGGAAAGACTTGGGGTCGCTCTCTTATAACGAGATTAGACGTACTCTTGATAACTTTGAAACCTGGCTAACCAACTTTAACACAGATATTCAGATCGAGACCACGACTTTGCCAACTAACACTGATACTCAGATAATGGATCTTCGACACCATTTGAGCAAGGTTCGGCAGGAAAAAGCGAAGCTACTTCCTGACTCTCGTCGATATTTGCAACTACTGGATCGTGAAACATTGCTTATCAATGAAATTCAGGTTGAAGAGAGCATTCAACAAGAAATTTATAATACAGAGTTTATCCTCTGGCTCTTTGCACCTACTACAACAGAACTAGACGATCTGGTCCGTAAGGCCAAGACGAATGGAAATGGCGATTTTGTTCCACGTGAAATTACTAGGGTTAAGAAGGAACAAATTATCAAGCAGTATAACAACATGAATGAAAAGGTTTAAGAAGGGAAGGATAAGATGCCAGAACTATCAAAGCGTAGACAGCGACAGTTAAAAGCCCAGGGATATGACCTGGCCTTTCTCAGTCGGATTCAACCACAAGGAAATATTGATTTCAAAAAGGATGACCGTTCCTGGGTAAGTGGAGATGGCTACCATACAGTGCTTCATTTTTATGAGTACCCCTCAGAAGACTTGGACCGTTTTTGGTTATCCGACCTCATGCTGATTCCAGGAACACGTTCTTTTCTATCGCTTTACCGTGCAAATAATAAGGAACTGAAGGAAGACATAAAAGATGCCATCGAGGAAAAGTCAACTCGTATTACAGGCAACAGCAAGATCGTTGATAACCAGCGAGAAATGGATGAAATTAAAGATTTGACTCAATTGGATAGAGAGATCTCCAAGAAGAATATTGCAATGCTTGGTATGTACGTTCGGAATTATTCTTCAGCATCGACTAAAGAAGGTCTCTTTAAGAAAGTAGAGGACATTAAAGATAAGACTTCTAACTTCAAATCAACAATTCTCTCAGGTGAATTGGATTTTGAGTACCATGCACCATTCATACCAGCACAATATCAAATAGATTTGCCTAATCATAGAAGAGGTATTCCGATTAGAGCACGTGATTTGGCAGGTGGATACTTCTTTAACCATACCAAGCTAGAAGACCAAAGGGGTGTCTATATGGGATGGACACCGACCAAGGGAGCTGTAAACTTCAATTTCCTAGAACGGGATGAACGTCGGACCCGCTCGTTTATGATTATTTCAGGGAATCCGAAGATGGGACAACGCTCCTTCATTCTGAAGCATACAGACGGCCTCTATTCCAAAGGAAACTATATTCGTAATTTTGATGCCAATGGAACGTTCCTAGATCAAACAAGGCAGCAACATGGCATCATACTTGATTTATCAGGTGAAGCCAACCGCATTAACATTTTTCAGGTGTTTCCAACAGTTACCAACGAGGCAGGGACAGAAGTTGATAAGAAGAAATCCTATAATCTTCATATTCAAAAACTCAAGAGCATTTTCAAGCTACTTAATAGTGAAGTAACAGGTGATGATCTGACGACTTTTGGCGATATGCTTAATGAATTTTACATTGAAGAAGGCTTGTGGGCCCGTAATCCTAAGCTGAATCCAGAGAGACTGAAGGCTACGGACTTGGTAAACGAAGAATATCCTATCCTATCTGATTTTATTTTGTATGCAGAGGACTATAAGCGTAGTTTGATGAGCCAAAGTAACCCTGATGAAATAGAAATTAAATCAGTCAATCGTATTCATAAGACCTTCAATGAACTGCTAACAACAAATGCTGAGATGTTTGAAGGTACAACAGAATTTCAGGACATTTCTTCGGAGCAAGTAGTAACCTTTGACTTTTCAGGATTGAAGGGGACAACGCATTTGCTCAACGCTCAGATCTTTTCAGTTCTATCTTTGGTATCAGCTGATATTGTCAATAATGGTAAACGCTGTAAGCAGCTCATCAAGGCTAATCCAAGTCTGATGGAAATGGATATGGAGCATTATATTGTGAACATTAGCGAGGCTCAAACCTTAATTAATCCCAAGTATGAGAGCAGCGTGGAATTGCTGGCGGATATGATTGATTCGATGGGAGAGAACTTTGCAGGGGTGGTATTATCTGTAAACTCTCTTCGAGGCATCCTTTTTGAAACAGGAATCGGCAGTCATAAGGATCCCTATGTGACAGCAGTCCAGCGGATCTTTGGATTGATGCAGTATCGTGTATTTGCACAGACAGATGAGACGAGCATCCCTCTGCTTGCTAATGCTCTAGCAGGGTCTATGAACCAATCTGAGTTGGAAACACTACCTCGATTAGCTAAGGGCCAGCTCTTTATGAACATTGCAGGAGTTGGGAACTTAGTCTTCAACCAACAATTATTGACACCAGAAATTCAACGTTATGGTGGCATTCAGTAGAAAGGATGAGGGTATGTCAAATAAGAGACAATACAAACTTGGCCCAATTGCAAGACGAAAACAAGCTATCAATAACTATTTTACGGTCCGTAGAATTAGAAACCAAGAAATTAGAGAGTATTTTGCCTCTGAAGGAGAATCTGACCCTGAACGTTTGGCTGCTCAAGAAGCCCGTGATCGAGAGTTTCTAAAAAGCCTGAAGAAGTTAGGCATCGGATTCATTGTCTTTCTAATGTTCTATGCTGTCATAAAAACTATTCTAGGCTTGTGGTAGAAAGTAGGGTGACGTGAAAAAAGTTGTTTTCTTAAAAATACTGGTTCCACTGATTTCATTCCTTTTTCTAATCAGCATAGGCGTAACGATATTAGTAGGGGTTTTAGGTGCTGCTATTGGTGGGACACAAGAAAATTGTTCAACGGAAATAGTAACATCGACCTCTACGCAGTCTTCTGTATATTCAGGTGACGGTTCCATCGATTCATTTGTTAAGGAGCACAAGGAGGCTTATATCCTCTCCTGGAAGGCAGGTGGTTTTTTGCCATCTGCCTCCATTACTCAAACGATGATTGAAAATGGATTCAATTTCTCTAATCCTAACGGCACTTCTTTCTGGCAAGCTCACAATATGGGAGGGGTAAAAACCTCTACGAAGAGTGACTTTCCAGTTACAATTGCCACCTATGGCGAAGATAGTGTGGACCTATCGGGTACTAAGCCTGGGGCCAATGTTGGAGATGGAACAGGTGGAGCTTATACCTGGTTTTCAAGTTATGCAGCAGGGATCGTCGGTAAGGCAGAGTTTATGGCCCATCAGACTCTCTATACTGGAGCGATCAATAATACAGACGGCATTGCTACTTTAAGTGCCATTGCTGATGGTGGATGGGCTACAGATACCACTTATAAGACCAAGCTGATAGATATGTATAACACCCTTGGTAAAAAGTACCAGTGGTTGGATAAAGAGGCTATCAGTACTCATGGAGACAAGCCATACAAGGCTGTTGCTAGTTCTGGTGATAGTAGTCCGTCAGATACATTCACAAGTACAAGCAAAGATTGTAGTGACTCTTCTTCAGCTGTCGCTACTGATGGGACAGGGAAGGTTCCAGCAGATGCAACTGCCTGGGGCTATAGTCCAGATAATATTCCAGAGAGTTTGAAGCAGTATATTATTGACCCGAAAAGTCTCGGTATGGCATACGCAAGCTCTACGGGATGGTTTAACCCAGGTAGTGATTCTTTAGCAGGTCAATGTGTCAACCTAACTATCAGCATGGGTAATCACCTCTGGGGTCATTCAGGATCTGTTATTGGAAACGGGAAAGACCAGGCTGCAGCTTGGGCTAACATCTTTGGAAATACTGTTACAACAACACCTAAAAAAGGAGCTATCTTCTCTACGCAGACTGGAGGCGGAGGATATGGCCATACAGGGATTGTCTGCCATGTGTTTGAAGATGGTTCAATCTTGATTGTAGAACAAAATACAGTGCTATCAGGTTGGGATTATTTCAAGAAGCCTTATACCTGGAACTACCGTGTATGGAGTCCAGAACAGCAAAAGGCAGCGATCACAACCTTTGCCTACCCAGATGGTAAAGAACCAAAGCTAGGAAAGTAGAAGGATAAATCAATGAAAGAATGGATGAAAGAAAATTGGGTATATGTAATCGTTGTTGGATTAATGCTTATTTTCTCAGGAGTAGCAGCCTCCAAGAACTTCACGAGCAGCAAGCTTCAGGAAGAACCAAGAAGTGAGCAAACTAGCCCGTCAGAGGCTGAAACTGAGTCAGAACCAGTCCCAGAAACTGCGGATGAAAAGAACTATAGAACTGCCAAATTGAAATTAGAGCACCCGTATACAGAAAGCAGTGAGGAGGAGAAAGAGCAGGTAGCCCAAGCATTTGAAGAAGCCATTCAGATGATCGGTCAAGCCAGTCACCTGACTGAAGTAAAAGGAACGATAGAGAATCATCTGTCAATGAGTCAGGATGCTATGGTTCAAACTTTGACGATGGCGCTCCTGGTAAATGAATACAGCTACCAAGCCTCTCGGTTGGAAGTGACAAAGTCAGAAAGCGAGGACGTTGTCCAATTCCTTATTGTATTGACTAAGGCTGGGGAAGATAATTGTTACTTTGTTGGAAACTTCAACACTACCGTCAATCAGATTCAGCTGAAGAATTATGTTGGTGGAAACATTGGTGGAACTTTTGGTTAATTAAATAATAGAATGCATAACAATATGCACAAAAAAGTTATATAACAATTTGTGCATATTTTGTTGACAAAAGGAGTTGTATGTTGTAAAATAAGTATATAAAAAGTTATACAACTTTTTATATAACAATATCAAAAATAAGGGAGTCTCTTCATGAAAATTCAAACAACAAACCTAGACAAGGGTGGCGGTGGAAAAAGCAGCCAGACCTACAACCAGGGTGATTGGTTGTCACGTATTAAAAATAAACGGACCCTGTTGATTGATGGCGCAAGAGAATGTAATTTAACGCATTCCTTCGACGTAACCAGTGAGAAGACTATCTATGATATTTTTACATCTGGCGAGTATGAAATTTGTCGCATCAACGATAATCTTAGTCTCATTCGTGGGGATGAACGCTTAACGGATGAACAATTAGACCTATCCAGTAGAAATAATAAATACCTTCAGCTGTTCATGTGGTTTAGTGAGCATTACGATGAGCTAGCAGAACAGTTTGATATTATCTTGATCGATACCCACAATGACGAAAGTCTTGTGACAGCTAACTTTATTGCTGTTTCTGATATCGTCTTAGGAGTAACTGATGCTTCAACGAATGGTTTTCGTGCCTGGCTTGCTCTCAAAAGGTTTGTAGATCGGATTAAGAGTGAGGCAATTGAGGTTATCACCAAGAAGAGTTATGTCAAAGCAGAGCCTTATATTATTGGCAATAAAATCGAGTATTACGGAAACAATGTAACAGATACTTGTAACCAATTCTTGGATGTTATTCAAGAAGATGAGGCGTACCTGGGTTCTATTCAGAAGAAAGAGTTGGTCGCTAAGAGCTTGGTCATTAACCAGAGTGTGTTTGAGCAGCGTGAACAAATGACAGACAAACAAAAACAAGCACACCAAAAATTTTATGATAATATAGAGTATGTCTATCAAAATATCTTAAGAGTACTGGAAGGAGAAGTTGCATAATGCCAAATAATCGTTTTGCTCAATTAAAAGAAAGCTTTGAGAAAGAACCACCAAAAGAACGAACGCCAGCTCCACGTGCAGGAGCTAATCGAAAAGCACCTGATAGCTATGATAGAAAAGGGCGTTTTGTCTTTTCGCTACACCATGACGTACGTCACAGCAAGCTAGAAGACCTAGTAGTTCACAATAGAGCGAGGTCAGCATCTGATTACTTGGAAAAATTGATTATCCAGGAATGGGAGAAACTTCAACAAGAATTATCAGGAGAATAGAAATGATCATTTTTGTCTCTTTTAAAAAACTGTTCCAAACATTTTTGTGGTTATTTACGGCTGCAGCATTATATGTTTTCTATCAGTTTATTGGTTTAAATATGTTTTTCTTACTCGTTATCGGACTACTAGCATTGAAATTTGTTCCAGTTCTAGTATTACCGATTCTATTAATTGGGGTGGGGGTCCATTTCTCAGGTGATTTCTCGTTCATTGCTGACGGTATTGTCTGGGGCTTTTGGGGACTTGTGTCACTACCAATCTGTTATGCTTTTGCAGGAACTATCCATTCTACAATGAAGCAGCGAAAGCAAGAAATCAAATAATGTTAAGGGTCTTATCTTCAGGGATAAGGCTTTTTTGATGTCAAAATAAAAATAAATTTGAAAAGTATTTAACGAACGATTAAAATAGGGCTCGTTATTCTAAAATTAGAGGAGAGAGTCGATGTTAACCACTATTTTTGATGAGCGAGTGCTAAAAGAACAATTGTTTGATGAGAATGCACTATATTTTTATGATTTTGTGGCCAAGTATGATGAAGAAATGGTTCCTGTTATGAAGGCTAGGGGTTATACTTGTATACACTCAATGGAGCGGACAGTCGCTTTTACTTTTGGTGAATTTACTTTTCGACGTCGTCGATGGAAGAAGGGTGATAAGTGGTGTGTACCAGTTGATGAGAAATTGGGATTAACAAAGAATACACGTTTCTCCTGGGAATTCATGTATCAAATTGCTAAATTATCGACAATGATGCCCTATGAGAAGGTTACCCAGGTTATTCAGATGACCTACCATATCATTATCACAAAACCTATTGTTGTTAAAGCTGTCAAACTCTGCAACGAGTTGCTGACAGAACGTGAAGTCTATCGTTTTTACAAAGAGACTGAGGAGATAGAAAAGCGGAAGGTCGATGTGATATACATTGAGGGGGACGGCGTCATGGTCAAGGCACGTGACATAGACACGGATAACCGACACTATGATTTATCTCATTTCGTAGTTCATACTGGCAGTCAGAAAGTGGGGAGCAACCGATTTGAGCTGAAAGATAAAAAGGAATTTGTTGGTCTAGATAATCGATTGGCCAGAGAACAGGTACTAGACTATCTTTATAACACTTACGAGATAACAGACAATACCCTGCTGATTACCAATTCTGACGGTGGTCATGGCTATACCCCTTATGTTTTCAAAGAGATTGCCAAGGCTTTGAAAATTAAACGTCACGAACATTTTTGGGATGAGTATCATGTCAACCAGAAGCTAAAATCCTTCTTCAAGCCCTACTCAGAAGAGTTGCTAGACAAAGCTTTTCAGGCGATAAAACAACATGATAAAGGCAAACTACGTACAGTGTTAGACACTACAGAATCGTTAGTATTGACTGAAGAAGAAATGGAGGAGTTCGAGAAGTTCAAGAGGAAGCTTCTTAATAATTTTCAATACACTAAGCCAGCCGAGCTGAGAGGCTTTACTCATGCAGGGATAGGTATTATGGAGTCACAACATCGTAAAATCACGTATAGGATGAAGAAACGTGGCATGTATTGGACCGTTTTGGGAGCAGAGACAATGAGTCGTATTATAGTCCTCAACCACGAGGAACAACTCAGAGATTTATTTTTCGGCTCCTGGCGTGAAGAGTATGAAAAGATCGCTGAACTAGAATCTATTACAGCTGCGACAATCAAGCAAAAACTTAACCAGGTTGAACGAGAGTATACTCTCCATCACCTATACAATAGAGAAGGAAAGAAAAATCTCTGACAAGTAGATAAAAAGATATATAACAAGATATATATAAATAACCTTTCCAGCGAAAGGCTTTTTGTGTTGCGTACAAATTCAGATTGGCACTTGCACAGTGTGCCTAAGTGTGCTATAATCTAACTAACTTAATCGAATAAAAAAAAAGCGGCACGCCTCCTACAGCGTACCACTTACCGAGTAAGAACCTCTACTTCTTACTCAGTCTCTAATATATGATACAGGATAAAGGTATCACTGTCAAGGGCTGAGCAAGAAATTGTTCAGTTTTTTCTTTGCATCTCGGTAATTAGTTCTCCTCAAAAAATGCAGTACAAGGCATTCTAAAAAATTCTACCGCATACGTCTTGGTTTGGAGAGTTGTCAAATCCATAAAAACATGGTAGAATGAAAAGGATGGAGGGCTTTATGGCACTAAAAAAAGCAAGCCTAGCCTGTACTGTTTGTGGTTCTCGAAACTATTCAATCAGCCTTTCGAGCAATCCCAAGCCAACACGGTTAGAAGTAAATAAATTTTGTAAACACTGTGGACAATACACTGTTCACAAGGAAACCAGATAGGAGTCACGCATGAAATTTATCAAAGACATTATCCGCATTTTAAAAGATACGTCTTGGCCAACTCGTAAGCAGAGCTGGACGGATTTCGTGTCTGTAGTGGAATATACTGCCTTTTTCGTAGCGGTGGTTTACCTCTTTGACTTGATTTTGTCACGAGGAATCATGAGCTTGATCAATCTTTTCTAGAAAATACTTGCCATTTGTAAAATGGAAGTGATATAATAAAGAAAAGCGAAAGCCTTCGGGCTTTTTTTAGCGTCTAAAAATTCCGTGTTTCCAAAGAAAGGAAGTAACAATGTACGATAGTTTTGATAAAGGCTGGTTTGTTTTACAGACCTACTCAGGATATGAAAATAAAGTGAAGGAAAACTTGCTCCAACGTGCCCACACTTATAACATGTTGGAAAACATCCTTCGTGTAGAAATTCCTACTCAGACTGTTCAAGTTGAGAAAAACGGTGAGGTCAAGGAAGTGGAAGAAAACCGTTTCCCTGGTTATGTTTTGGTTGAGATGGTTATGACCGATGAAGCTTGGTTTGTGGTTCGTAACACGCCAAACGTTACAGGTTTCGTGGGTTCACACGGTAACCGTTCAAAACCAACTCCACTTTTGGAAGAAGAAATTCGTCAAATCTTGGTGTCTATGGGACAAACCGTTCAAGAATTTGATATTGATGTCAAAGTTGGCGACACTGTTCGTATCATCGACGGTGCCTTCACAGACTACACAGGTAAAATTACAGAAATCGACAACAACAAGGTTAAGATGGTTATCTCTATGTTTGGTAATGATACCATTGCTGAAGTTAATTTGAACCAGATTGCTGAGTTGTAATATATCCATGCTCCTCATAGCGACAAGCTATGGGGAGTTTGTTGATATTTTGGGTGTCCAAAATTTGTCCAAAAACTTTTTCTGTTTTAACCGAATTTAACCGAATGAAAAATCAAAAAAAGCCCGAAAAATCGGGCTTTTGACTTGTATAAATTCGGATAAAATCCTATAATAAAGGCGGTAGACGGATTTGAAACCATTGGTATATCAAGGGTTTAGGGCTATTTGCCCACCGTTTGCCCACCAACTAATGAATGTCTGCTAAGATACCTCGCACTTCTGCATGGTGTTTTTCTTTCATCTTTTCAAACTGGTGGGCATAGACTTTCAAAGTTATCAAAATAGTTTTATGTCCTAGCAGTTTAGAGATACTTGCAACTGGTACTTCCTTGAAAATGAGATAAGAAGCATATGTGTGTCTTAAAGTATGTGGATGGACATCTCTATTTACCATTCTTTTCAGAGCAGTATTTGTGGCTCTATTTGACGCACCGAATAAGATACGTCCCTCTTCATTCTCTTTCCAGTAATGCTCTTTAAAATTGAGTAAATGCTTAGCGACGTTATCATTAAAGGGGATCTCTCTTACAGATTGTTCATTTTTTGTAGCACTAAAATCTTGTGAGTCAGAATAGTCCCATGTGTTAACAACTATAAAGACTTGTCTTTCAAAGTCAATATCATCCCAAGTCAACCCCATAGCTTCAGCAAACCTCATTCCACTAACCGCCAAAATATAGAGTGTCATGTGTGAAATATATTGAGGGTTCTCTTGCGTTTTTGAGATGACGTAGAGGTATTCATCCTCTTCAAGATAACTTTCAGCCTCTGGCTTTTTTTCTTTCTTAGATTTAACCACAGCCCCTTCCGTGAAATTCGATGGAATGAGCTGATCACGGACAGCGATTTTGACAGCTGATTTAATATGATAGTGTGTCCGCTCAATAGTATCTTGTGCATACTTGGAGCCAAACTGGTTTAAAAATTCTTGGTAGCGTACAGGGGACATCTCTTTCAGTTTAATGTGACCAAAATACTTGCTGATGTGCTTTCGGGTTTGTTCGTAGGAATTCCATGTTTTTTTAACAACGTGTGGTTTTTTATATAGCTCTGCCCAAGCCATGTAGTAGTCAAGCAGTGTGACATCATTATTCGACATGGGAGAAGTTCGAAGCTCGACTTCTCTTTCTTGTCCAGCTGCTCTTGCTTGTGCTTTCGTTTTGAACCCGCCACAGGTCGCCTCATGCCTCTCCCCTAAACTATCGCGGTAAACAACGCGGTACTCATAATATTTACCCCTTTTTCTAACTGATGCCATTTGTTTTTCACCTCATTTTTTGATAAAATGGGTATAGTAAAGAGGCCTACTGCAAAGCAGGTTTTTACTATACGATATTGCCTTACGCTCTCCTCGACCAAAATTTGAGCGTAGGGCTTTTTTATTCTACAATCAACTCACCAACTGGAATGATGTCTTGCGTTTTTGATGATTTTGCAATCAAGTCATACTGATCAGCAGAGATTTCATATCCAAAATTTATCACCGTTGTGTCATCTGGCAATTTTTTAGCCAATTCGGAGATAGTCATACGGAGCAATGTGATAGCATTGCTTTGTTCTGTTGTTGCAGTATTTGAATAGACCGCATCCAGAGCTTCTTTAGCTGATTTTTGTGACTCACCTGTCAGTAAGACTTTGATAATGTTATGTCCTTCTGGATATTCAGAATCAATGACATTATTTTCAATTTCAACTGTGACTTCTCCAGTATTATTTGGATCCAAAGCTGTCTTGATTTCAGCTACAATGCTGTCATATTGGCTGTTATCAACCTTTTCTTGTGTGGTTGTTTCTGATTGTGTTGTTTGTGCATTACTGGTTGATGTAGTGATCTCTTTATTTGATTGAGAACAGGCTACAAGTGTTACAACAGATAATAGAGTAATTGTTCCTGTCAGTAATTTTTTCATCGAGTGCTCCTTCATTATACGATTGGTATCAAATCTCCACCTAACTGATTGTAGATAAAATCATTGTCTGTTGGGTAGAGTTTAAGATAGTTGTTGATAGCTTCTTGTATCTTAAAATTGAGTATTGTGACTACCTGGTAAACTTCTCCAGTTGTTGAAAACCAAGATAAGGCTGACACAAGGGTTGCTAGACCAAATTGTCCTTTTCCTTGCTTGTATTCAGATTCGGTTATTTTCATCCTATCATGGAATAATTTGTTGTAGTGAATCTTATTTTTGGTTGTTTCAAAATTAAAGACTCTTCCAAGGTGTGCACAACGGTTTCTGTAAGCTAAAAGGAAGTACAGAATGTTAATAATAAGGGACTTGAAATCGTCAGAAACTAATTCAACTGGAATACCTGTCAATTCACTGACTATTTCTGATTTCACTTGGCTTTTTTGAAGTTTATAGAATGCTATCAAGTTCCCAAATGTCATTCCTTTTACGAGAATCCAAGGCGGAACATTTCCGTGTTTTTCTCGGTAATGTTTATAGGGATGAGAATCATCGTTGATGATTTTATGACATTTCTTTAATAACTTGTCTCGTTGAGATGTTTGAAATTTATCATCCCCTCTTTCGTAGTTTTCTCTGTTCAGATAGATATTCTGGTCTGCGGTGTAGTGTTTGGCTACAGTATAGGATAGGGCGGTTCTTAGATGAGCTTCTATTTCAAGTATCGCGGCATTGACTGCTGAGCGGATTTCTTTGTCCATATTAAAAACATGGAAAAGTTGTTCAAATGTAAAGCCATCTTTGAAAGTCTCACCTGTCTCAATACCAATATCCTTATAACCGTTGATAAGTTCGTAGTAACCAACAGTAGCCAATATTCTTTTGGCTGAAGGCTCATGCAGGAAAGTGAGGTTTCTGGACTTTAGAATCTCAATCTGTTCATCAATAGTTTTGAATGGTTTAGTCAGCATATTTACCTCAAAATCAAAAAGAGCTACTGTGCGGACACAATAGCTCTTTAGGGCTCCCAGGGGGGAGCATTCACTTCGATTGTCTCTATTGTATCATGATATGTTTCAATTGTCAAATTAAATTATTAAACTCCTCAATCACCACAGGGGTCATTTCTCCCTATAAATATCCACCACTTCACCAATGGTTCGGAAGTCGGTATCGGATGCGATTGGGATGCTTACCATATTCTTTTTCCTTTCATCCAACTAAATTCAAATACTCTTCTTTGATCATAGCCTCATCAGCTATGGTTTTTAGTTTGTATTTTTCCATAAAGACCAGGTAATTAAACTGAGTGCGATCCTCAGCAATTTCTAACTCTTCTTTCAAAAGATGGTGGATCATATTCCTATTTGCGTCGAGTTCACATCTCTCTCTAAAAAGCTGATACTGATACGGAAAGTGATTCTTATGCTGTAACTCATGTAGGGCGACTTGCTTTTGCTCCTGTTCGGACAAATTCACATCAACCCCTAAGACCTTGGTTATTGGATTGTAAAATCCCGAACTATGCCAGTCGCTGGCATCGAACAGGCACAATTCCACTCCAAACTCTTTACAGAGTTGGTCAAGTTTCATAGGCAATCAATCCTTTTGTTTATTTTTAAAGTGTGCAGTCAAAACTGCTGTGATGAAATCTATATCATTTTCATCAAGCGGCCTTCCGTCAAAGAGCATGGTATGGGCAGCTGCTTCCCTCAAGTCCACAACTTGACCGTCAATGATCGCTGTTTCATCACTGGCAATCCGTGGGTTGTCTGTCCGTCCGAGCAGGTAGTCTGTCGATACGTTGAAGTAGTCGGCGATTTCTGCAATTCGTTCAGCGTTCGGTTTTTTTGTCTTTAAATTATATATTGTATTCCGACTATATCCTAGTCGTTCTTCTAATTTATTGATTGAAATCCCATGCTTGTCAGCTAGTTCCTTTATTTTTTCAAACGTTGGAAACATTGATTTATCAACCTTTCTAAGAGATTGACAAAAAATATTGAAATAAATTGATTAAAACCCTTGACATAATTTAATCAATAGATTACAATAGTTTTTGTAAAGTTAAAGAGTTAGTAAGTACACAAGTAAAAACTAATTCAAAAAAATAATAGCTTTGGCGAGCAGATTGTATTGATTGAACTGGGTTTTATCAAGTGTTTTCTTTATGGTTATATTTTAATCTATAGATTATTTTTTGTCAATCATTTTACTAACTTTTTAACTAATTTTATAGAAAGGAGGAAACATACTGATGAAAAAACTCACAACAAATTTTTTATCTGACATTGAAACAACTGTCAAACTTATTGACACCATTGCTGAATCGGCATTTCTGGAACTTTTGAAGGAGTGTGATAACTTGTCCGAATTGGAAACTCGTACGTTTCATTTTGATAAGTATCCAGATCTTCCAGTAGAGACAGCCACGATTTGCGAGATGGTTGCAAGTCGAGTTAGAAAAATGGCTAGTGCCTATATTGACAATGAAAAGTCCCAACACAAGATTGTATTGGGAGAATGAAATAATTTGTGGTACTAGTTAAGCATTCTTATAACAATTTCTGCTTGCTTATCGAAATTGTTATGTTCGCTGACTAGCCACGAAGTGTTTCTATCGTTGTGTATGAATGTATTTTTGAGCTCATGGTAGTATCTCTCAAAAAATGAAATTAGAGAAGTTATTTCATAGTGTGCATACTCACGATAGACTGAAAGAAAAAGTTTGAGTGCAGTGTACTGACTATATAGTTCGTTGATACTGATTGACACTTCAGCTGTTTGTTTTTCCGTATTGTTTATCAATTCGGAATGTAGTTTAGAAGTTGCATTTTTTAAATCAATAACTAATATTTTCAACTCTGCCAGAACTTCATTATCCATGACTTATCCTCCTTTCCGTTATGATAAGTCAATTATACCAAAAATAGAAAGGGAAAATATGAGCCAACAACATCAAAAATGGATTGATTTGGTTAAAAAGCGACTACACGAACGTGGTTGGTCGCAGTCGGATCTTGCGATTGTGCTTGGTGTTTCACCTACTATGGTCAGTCGTCTTTTGAATGAAGGGCATGGTAGCGATGACCTCAAGCTGAAAGTAAACAAGAAACTCAGAATTACTGAGAGCTGGGAAAGTTTTGAGGAGGAGTAGAAACATGAAAATAGCTGAAAAGGTAGTCCGTATTGAATCGGATGCATATGAATACGTTGTAGATTTTGCTAATGAGCATGATTTAAAAATCGGTGAGGCAGTGAGCATCTTGATTCGCTACTGTGCTTCCAAAGACTTGAAAGTCAAGCAGGCTCATATTGAGGTGGTGGAAGTACAGAATGTGGTGGAAGATGATGACTAGCAAGCTTATCCAGAACTGGCAAAAGAAAAACTACCAGCTCAGTCAACTGATAGTTGATAGCCTTGAAGGGCTAGATGTTTGGGAAACCATTTTAGCACTTGGTGAGATAAGGAGGGGAATGGTGTGAATAATTATATTACAAACGAGGAGCTTGCAAATGCTAAGCAAGATATTATTCAATTATTAGCTAAAAAAGAGTTCACAAGCGGAAAGGCAATTTTTGTACTTAATGAGACGATTGAACATATAAAAAATCATTCAATATTGAGTATTTAGTGGTTATTTCAAAACCTTAATAAAGGCCTCGGCAGCGTTTTTCATGAATTTTAATTGCTTATCTTGATCATTACTGCCAATCCAAAACAGCTTTTCAGTAGCATTTAGCTTGACTTGATAAACTTCATCAAAATTCTGTCCAGTCACAGTCTGATAGATGATGTTTACTATGACAGTTCCTTTTAGGTCGTTATCGATGACATGCATAAATTTTTGTGATGGAGCAATAGTGTAACCAATCAATGAGGACATATTAAAATCATATTCGTCAATGCTTTTCATGAATTTCAAATCTAGGATGGTTGCAGGAGTATTCCCAAAATTCTTGATAACCATGTATTTATGAAAACTTTCAATTTCTACGGTTTCGAGATAGGCTACGACTACAGGTCTATTCGTTTCTGCGGTGATTTCTGCTGTTAGTTTGTTTGCATCGCTAGCAATTTTGATGGCTTTGTTGGAGTAGTAGATTGAGATTAGTCCTATGATAGTTGAGGTAATGATTGATAACACTTCAATAACGTCAGAAGTAGTCATGCTAGTCTCCTAATAGTTTTTTATTTTATTATATCAAATTAGAAAGGAATTTTATGAACGAAATTATCAACGTTAGTGTGAACGACAATCAAGAGCCTGTGGTGTCTGGTCGGCAGTTGCATGAGGCTTTGGGAGTCAATTCAAATTACACAACCTGGTTTGACCGTATGACTGAATATGGTTTTACGGAAAATGAAGACTACGTTTTGCTTTCCAATTTTGGAAACCAAACAGGTCGTGGAGGTCATAACAAGGTTGACCACATTATCAAGCTGGACATGGCCAAGGAAATTGCTATGATCCAACGGACAGACCGTGGCAAGCAGGTTCGTCAGTACTTTATCCAAATAGAAAAGGACTTCAACAGTCCAGAGAAAATTATGGCACGGGCTCTGCTATTAGCCGACAAGAAGGTGCATCAGCTGGAAGCACAGATTGAAGCTGACAAGCCTAAGGTGCTGTTTGCGAATGCGGTCGAGGCTAGTGCTACATCTATCTTGATTGGGGACTTTGCCAAGATTTTGCGCCAAAATGGCTACAATATCGGTCAAAATCGTTTGTTTGAGTGGTTGCGGAACAATGGTTTTCTCATTCGGAAACGTGGAGAGAGCTACAATATGCCGACCCAGAGGTCTATGGATATGAGCTTGTTTGAGGTCAAGGAGCGAACACATAATGAGCCTAATGGCAGCATTCGGATCAGCAAGACGACCAAGATGACAGGTAAAGGACAGACCTACTTTATCAATAAGTTTTTGAACGAAGATACGCAAAAAGCCTGACGGCAATCAGGCTCAAATATAAAGATACAAGAGGATTATACCATGAATGATCTAATGATTCAAATGTTGGACCAGTTTGAAGCTGGTCTAATGGATAGAGCGTTAAAGGTCATGCACGTTGTCATGGACGAAAAACGACGATATCCAATGGAACTCAACAAATCTCAATGTGCAGAAATGTTACTTGGGACAAAGGATACAGGGAGTTTTGATGCACGATTTAATTGTCACAAAGATTTTCCACGGATTCCGAATGCTCGCGAGAAGTACCCTCGTGATGCAGTGATTGAATGGTATCACAATAATTGGCAGAGGACAGCGATATGACAGAAGAATTGATGCTGACAGCTGAGCAAGGTTTGGCATTTATTGCTATTTTGACCCCAATCTTAATCTGGCTGATTCGTAAGCCTGTTGAGATTGAAATAGAGGTCAAGGAGCCTGTGATTGAAGAAAAGCAAACAGAACGGAATTTGAGATACTTGCAAATTCGCAGATATTACGGAGGATAGAATGAAATTTTGGGACATGATGAAAAAGTTTTTGAGCGTTGAGGAAGATGACTACATTCCTGAAAGCCAACATGAGCTGGAACGTGAGTTGGCCAACGCTAGGCACACAGCCAAGGAATACAAGAAACTAGCTTTGCTGAAAAATCAGGAATGCGTTGGTCAGGCTAGGCTGATTGATGAGCTACGCAGACGGATTGACTTCTTGGAGAATGTCAATAAGTGCCAAGCTGAGCTATTGACAGATCGTGAGGGCTAGCTATGGTTTGGATTGTGGCAAAAATAAATAAAAAGAGTCGTGGTCGAAAGTACCACTACAAGAAGTCTTTTGATACCTGGCAAGAAGCCAGAGTTTATCAACAGGACCTTTGGAATAAGGGCATTACAGCTGAGATGTGGGAGGAGAAGGATGATGAATAGACAATCAACCCTCAATTATATTTTTACGGGCATCATTTTTTTACTAATTATCATGTCTATCGGAATCCTCTATCTCACCGAGCAACTGCAAGATCAGGTTGATAGCTTGCAGGGACAGGTCAATACTTACAGGACCTTGATTTTTAACTTGTACGGAGAAAACGGAGGGTGAGCATGGCTAAAGATTTTATGCTTCAATTGGCACTTGAAAGTCTGTCTAAGTGCCTGAGTAAAGAGTGGAGAGAGTCGGACGAAGTGATTCTTTTCAGCCTCGCAAATAAAGACCAGATAACACAAGATGAGCGGTATAGAGAGACAGAAAAATGCAACTACTATGGAAAACGTATTTGTATTTTTGCAAGTCAAGTCAAGAAAAATAACTATATCACTCTACACAAAAGTATGCTGACAAATATTGTTGACATTATGGAGAAAAACTCCAACCAGAAAGTAGAGGGGTAGGACATGGAAAAATTAAAAAATATGTATAGAGGAGTCTATGGCTGGACAGTACAAAATGACAAACCGTCTCCGCCAGCACATGAGTTACCATCAGTTGTTAAGGATAGAGTAGATTACTTTTGGGATATGGCTGAAGACGGAATGACATTTATGGGAGCGATGGAATGCATCTTTGCTAATCAAAAACCGGAAGACTATGATCTGGGAGCTACTAAAGATTGGTTGCCAATGTCTCAAGAATTTAAGGACTGGGTTGGTCACGCTTATGGTATGGCACAGATGGAAATAGCTGTATATATGATTTACGGCAATCCACAGGAGATTGAGAAATGAATGATCTACGCATTCCACCTCAAGATATTTTAGCGGAGCAAGCGGTCCTTGGGTCTATTTTTATATCTCCTGAGAAGATTGTGACGGTGTCTGAACACCTCACCCCTGCAGATTTCTTTAGGCCTAGTCACCAAATTTTATTTAAGGCTATGCTAGAGATTTATGAGCGAGGAGAAGTTATAGATGCCGTCACGATCAAAGGGTATTTGGAGTCACAAGGCAGTCTGAGCGGAGTAGGTGGGTTGCCTTACATAGCAGAAGTGGTCAACAGCACCCCGACAAGTCAGCACGTCGAGGGATATGCTAAGATTGTGGCCAGCAAATCAAAAGCCAGGACCGTCATAGCAGAGCTGACAGATGCTATTCAATCAGCCTATGATGATGCATTGTCAATTGACGATGTAATCGCTAAGACAGAGCAGACACTGGTCTCAGTCAATAACAGTAAGAGTAAAGGTAGCTTCCAACCTATATCACAGGTCATCCTTGGTAATTTCGATACGATCGAGGAGAGAGCTAGTAGATCTAGCGATGTGACTGGCTTACCAACAGGATTTCGTGATTTGGACAAGGCCACCACAGGACTACACAAAGGGAATCTCATTGTCTTGGCAGCTAGGCCTGCAATGGGTAAGACAGCATTTGCCCTCAACATCGCTCAGAACGTTGCGACCCAGTCAGATTTGCCAGTGGCTGTCTTCTCTTTGGAAATGAGAGCAGAAGCCCTGGTTGAGCGTATGTTGGCAGCAGAGGGCCCGGTCAAATCCCAGTCTATCAGAACAGGTCAATTATCAAGAGACGAATGGGAGAGGCTGGTATATGCCCAAGGGCAACTCTACAACGCCCCGATTTACATCCACGATACACCTGGAATTAAAATCAGCGAGATTCGCTCGCAGTGTCGGAAGCTGGCCAGTGATGTCGGCGGACTAGGGCTAATTGTGATTGACTACTTGCAACTTATCACGGGAAGCCGTTCTGAAAATCGGCAACAGGAGGTTTCAGACATTTCCCGTCAGTTGAAAGTGATTGCAATGGAGCTGAATGTTCCAGTGATTGCCCTGAGCCAACTATCTCGTGGGGTTGAGCAGCGGCAGAATAAAAGACCAATGCTCTCTGATTTGCGGGAATCTGGCTCTATCGAGCAAGATGCCGACATAGTGGCATTTTTACACCGCGAATCTTACTACACCAAACATGAACAGGGGCAACCAGAAAACAATATCACAGAGCTCATTCTGGAAAAAAACAGGCATGGAAAATTAACAACAATCCAGCTTTATTTCCACAAAGAGTATGTGAAATTTTCAGATGTGGAGGAAAGGAAATGATAAAAAAGACAGATGTCGTAGGCTTCTTATCCTTCTTCAAATTCCCAAAACCATTCATTTATGACGAGAAGTACAAGTCTCTTAGTAATAATGCTAAGTTGATGTATATGCTACTCTTTGACAGACTTGAACTTTCTGTAAAAAATGGTTGGCATGATTCAGAAGGAAATGTGTTTCAGTATTACACCAACGATCAACTGATGATAGATCTTAATTGCAATAGCAACAAGACAATCATCAAGATAAAAAAAGAACTTAAAGATGCAGGACTTTTGTCGGAAGTAAGACAGGGAATGAATCTTCCTAATCGCATCTATCTTGAGGTTTTGAGTGGAAGTGTAGAAAATACACTTTCGGAAGTGCAAAAAATACACACTGGAAGTGTAGAAAATACACTTTCGGAAGTGCAAAAAGTACACACAATCAAGACTGAGAATAACAAGACTGATAAGAACAATAATATAGATATTATTACAGAAGTGATTGCTTACCTTAACCAGGTTGCTGGGACTAGATTTGCTTTCAGCTCACAAGCTACCCAAAGACATATCAATGCCAGACTAAAGGAGGGTTACACGTTAGAAGACTTCAAGTATGTTATTGATATCAAGGTTAGCGAATGGAAGGGGACTGATTTCGCCAAGTATTTGAGGCCCACCACTTTATTTGGATCTAAGTTTGAAAACTATGTGAATCAAAATTCACGGCAGAGCAGAGGAACTTTTGCCAATGCAATCGATGAAAGGTTGGGCTTCTGATGAACTTTAATGAATTTAGAAATCGTCAAGTTCTGGATGATACCTGCGAGGTCCACGGCTGTCAATTGTGGTCTTACCATATTGTGATAAATGGACGAAGGGAACAGACTGTGACTTGTCCTGAATGCACCAAGGCTGCAATTAGCAATTTTGAAAAAGAGTTGCAAAGGCAGTCTGAGATTAACAGCAAATTAGCAGATACCTACTCTGTCTTTGAAAGGGATAGCATGGTATCCACAAATTTGGTAAACAAGTCTCTTGATAACTATGAGATTAGGTCTGATATAGACCCAAAAGCTATCAACTATGCCAAACGTATCGAGGAGTTTTATAGGCTCGGTAAGACAGGCAACAGCATAGTGACTGGTCCGTCAGGAGTTGGGAAGAGTCATCTAACTTATGGATTGGCCAAGTGGATGAATGAGCAATTCAAGGCATACGGCAATCCAAAGTCGGTCCTCTTTGTGTCTGTGGTTAGCCTATTTAACAAAATCGAGGAGAGTTTCTCGGTTGACAATGGCTATTCAAAGGCTAAAATGGTTGACTTGCTTACTAGGGTTGATTACCTTTTTTTGGATGACCTAGGCAAAGAGAGCAGGAAGGACGGTAACACTGCCAAGAACGCCTGGCGACACCAAGTGCTCTATGAGATACTTGACAATCGATCCAACACCATTTTCAACACAAATCTGAACAGCAGTGAAATCAAAGCTCTCTATGCAGATGATTTCGGGAACGGGGCCTTGTCTAGTCGTATCCTTGCTGGCGTGACAGGGAATAGTTTTAAGTATCCAGATGATATGGAAGATAGGAGGTATTGATGTCTGAAATAAGGATATTAGATGCCTGTTGCGGCAGTCGTATGTTTTGGTTTGATAAGGCCGAACCTCACACAACCTATATGGATAAACGAGAAGAAGAATTTGAAATCCACGGAAAGAAAATAAAGGCAAAGCCAGATGTGGTTGCTGATTTTCGCGATATGCCGTTCGAGGATGAAACCTTCAACGTGGTTGTGTTTGATCCACCGCACTTGTTATGGGCTGGCCAAAAATCGTTTATGAGGGCTCAATATGGTCAGCTGGATTTGCTAACATGGAGAATTGACCTACAGCAAGGATTCGAAGAGTGTTTTAGGGTACTGAAAACGGGTGGAACGCTAATCTTTAAGTGGTCCGATGCCCAGGTAAATGTCAAAGAAATCTTGGAATTAGTACCGCATCAGCCACTCTTTGGTCAACAGCGTGGGACTACCCACTGGATGACATTTGTAAAATTTTAGGAGGTATATAACGAATTTTCAAAGGAGGAATAATGGACGGTGTTGATAGACTTTTCGCGATGCAGAGCTGGTCCGTAGCCAACGACTGCATTATTCGGATGTCGGACAAAGTCAGACTGATGAAGTTATCTGACAATGAATTTCGTCAGGAATTAGATCGGATGACAAAGTATTGTCAGGACAATAAATACAAAGGAGTTACAAATGGTGTACAAGGGAATTAAGATTATCCCAAATAGTCTACAAGTTGAAATCAACTTGGCAAGTCTACTGAGCGAACATCAATTTTTGCAAGAGGAGAAAGCAAGAGCCTACGCGGAAATTGAAGAATTAGAAAGCAAAGTGGAGCAGCTGGAATCTGATAAGGAGCGATTGCATAAGGTAGCTGTCGGATTAGCAGAGAAAATCTTGGAATTTGAGTGGGACATGACTAGAAGCTCTGCTATGTCCCAGAAAGCAAATCGTAGAAAGTGGGGTACAAAATGAATCTAAATTATCGGGACTTGCATATCGTAAAACACGCAATCCAGACACACATGGCTAGGGCCAATCCTAGAGATGGAGACCTGGAACAAGAGGGGCGGCTACTTGGTCGCGTAACAGCAGAGATTGAAGCACTGAAAGAAAAATTCAACGGCAATGGCTGTGGTTGCAGCTAGGAGGAAGACATGGCAAAAAATATTATCGGACTAGATTTATCTAGCATTGCAGACGGCGGTCTGCAGGAAAAACTCAACAACGAATTGGCACGGGTCATCGAGAACATCTTGGACCCCAATACTGATCCGACGGTCAAGCGGGAAGTGTCTATCAAGCTGGTCTTGAAACCGAATGACCAGCGGAACTCTGTCGACACTATCATGGAAGTCAAATCTAAATTGGCTCCGCAAGTCAAGCTATCGACGACTATCTTAGTCGGTCAAAATTACGAGACAGGCGAAATCCATGCGAACGAATTGCTGAGTGCAATGCCTGGTCAAACATTTTTTGACAATGACGCAGTATTGCGGACTGATACAGGCCAACCTATCGACGAAATAGAAAAAGAAGACAATCCAGCAATCATTGATTTTAAAAAGAAAGTAGGAAACTAATATGTCAGAAATTACAAGAGATGCACTTGAGTACGCAGTTGAGCTACACGAAATGGCTCGTGAAACTATCACCAGCGAAAGCGGAAAAGAATATTATGATGCCAATACCCACAGCTATCGTGAACTAGAGCCCAAACGCTATCCAGCAGCCCTCAATCTTCGTACCCTCGCAAGTCTAGTAGATTATCTCAAGTCTGGCTTGGACGAACTGAAGAAACAGCAATTGATTGTGCTGGTGGAAGATCCAACAACCGTTTGTGTCTACTCTGAAAATGACGAATTAGAGAATCGGACCAAGCTAGTCGAAGTTGTGGCCACGCTACCACATATCACGCTTGAGCAATTTATGCCGCAAGAAGCCTTTATCATTCAGGCACAGGCTGGTTTTGTCGCAAATGAAGACAGAGCTTCTATGATTAACTTTGCAAGTCACTTGGAAATCAAAGAAGGGTCTGAAGTTGTTGACAATGGCGTGTCCCAGGTTGCCACGGTCAAAAATGGTGTCGCATCACTAGCCAAAGGCATAGTGCCAAATCCAATCCAACTTGCTCCCTACCGAACATTTACAGAAGTTGTTCAACCCGAAAGCCAGTTTGTATTCCGCATCAATGGTCGGGCCCAGTTGGCACTCTTTGAAGCTGACGGAGGGGCATGGACCTTGGAAGCTGTCAACAATGTAGCTGCCTACCTCAAAGAAAAGTTAGGAGAGCAGGAGCATTTGACTATTTTAGCGTAGGGAGGATAAATAATGAAAAACAAGATTAGACTAGCATTAGTATTTGTTGGACTTATCGGAGTGTTGGCAGGTTGTGAAAGACAAGCCGATGTGGTCCGACACAATTTGTCGGAAGAGGCAGACAATTTCAACGTGGTCCGAAAGGTTACAGTATTGAACGCAATCACAAATGATGTGATGTTCGAGATGAGCGGTCGGATGTCGATTGTAGCAGACACGACAGATAATCAACTGGAAATTTTAGTCGAAACTGCCGATGAGGAATATCAAAAACATATCATCGGGCTATCTGATAATGTGTCTTATGTAGTCCAGGATGTGAAGACAAAGGATGTGTCGAATTACGACTACACTATCAACTTCAATCCGAAGATGTGGCTGCCGCTGGAAGTCAAGACAGTAGATTAGGAGAAAATAGATGAACGGTTATGAATTTATGGCACGACATCCGTTTCTGACAGCATTTATTGTGTGGGTAGCCTGTACCTATTTCGCAGAGTGCATCAAGTATCTATCGGGTTACAAGGAGGGGCGAGATGAACAAGAGGATAAGGAAAAAGAAGGCAAAACAAGCTGAACTAAAAAAACAACAGGAGATTGCAGAACTGTTGGAACAGCTAGGTCAGAATCCAGCAGAAATCAATAAAGCACTGCACCAAATAGGTGTGGCCTTTAGCGAGGTATTTAATGCAATCGCTGAAGTCTCTCGGAAGGCATCGCAAAATTTTAAAGATTGGAGTAAGCAATTTGACACGACTTGACAAAAGAGAGCTATCGCGACTCGACTCAGAACTCAACAAGTATCGGTCTATTGACCGCTCAATCAGGAATATGCAACTTGAACTATCTGCTAGAAATAGCAATGATGAAATGGGTATTCGTTCAGGCGGGGTAAGTAAACCAACTGAAGCTATTGTCATCAAGTGGGACAGCGACCCAACGATTAGATATCTCGAAGCATTTAAGACCTTGGTTGAGAAGTTACTTGACTTGTTGACCGATGAAGATCGAGAGCTGTTTCATCTACGCTGGGAGTATCCATGTCTAAAATGGGAAGAAATCGCAGACAAGAAATTCATGAGTTTAGCCACAATCTACAGGAGACGAGCGATTATTCTTGAGCAGTACGCAGAGCTAAAAGGTCACTTGTAAAATGAGAAAAAAGGGTACTGTTTTTCTCACAAAAATGGTGTTAATATGATAATGTCGGAACGAGAAGAAGGATAGATACCCGCAAGAGCCTTTTATTTTTCAGAGGAACACCTTTCAAGAAAAACCAGAACTCGCCCGACAAACAGTAGGTCAGTTGCAGAAATGCACTGGCCTTTTTACTTGAGTTAAGAAAGGAGGGGAATCAAATGAACTACGTTGAGCCCATTCGAAGCACTGAGGACATTGATATGATGTGCGACTATCTACGTGAATGGAATGAACGCAACTATATCATGTTCTTGATAGGAATCAATACGAGCTTGAGGATATCTGACATCGTTATTTTGAAAGTCTCAAACATCCGTGGTCATTACATAATTGTGATCGAGAAGAAGACCAAAAAGCGAAAACGAATCAAGATGAACTCTCTTTTGAAGAGGGAGATAGAAAGATACATCAAAGGTAAGAAAGTAGGAGATTACCTTTTCCAAAGTCGAAAAGGAAAAAACAAACCAATTACCAGACAGGCTGCTTACTGCATCATCAAGATTGCCGCTCTCGACTGCGGTATCGAAAATGTCGGGACTCACACAATGAGGAAGACCTTTGGCTATCACTACTACAAGAAGCATAAGGACATCGCAATGCTTATGGACCTATTCAACCATTCCAGCCCAGCAATTACAAAAAGATATATCGGTATCAACCAAGACCAACAGGACCGAGCATTTGCTAGTTTCAAACTTGGCAAGTAGCGAATGTTACACAATGAGAATTGTTAAATTCGAAAAAACAAGTGTTTGGAAAACCAATAATATCAAGCAGTTTGAAAAAAAGAGAAATTTGACACAATATGTGTTGAAGATAATTCAAAGAGAAATTGGTATAGTTTTTGCACCTAAAATTCTGTTGTCAAGGGTTGTTTAAAAAATGAGAAAAAAGGGTACTATTTTTCTCACGATTTTAGTGTTATATTTGTATCATGAATTTTTGTAAACAATTAGGACAGCTGGACAGGTTGTCTTTTTCTGTTTCGGAAAGGAGAAGGCGATGGTGTACAGAGTCTTGACAACGAATGGATATGTATTTAAGCGAGAGTGGCCTCGTGGTATTTTTGGGTATGTAGTAGGGTCTCCAATAACAAATAGCTACATGCGTACTGATACATTTTCGTTAGAGCAAGCAGAAGAGTTAGCAAAACTATTTAATGGCACGATTATCTTTGCCGGTCTTAACGATGCCCTTTAAACCAGTCCGAAAAACATTGAAGTCTAGTCGCTGGGAGAAGTTTCGTAGTCGGACCTTGAAACGTGACAAGTACCTCTGTCAAGAATCTTTGAGGTATGGAGTTGAAGTACAAGCTGAAATGGTCCACCACATTTACCCAGTTTCAGAGTATCCAGAATTGGAGTTTACGTCGTGGAATGTGATTAGCTTGACCAACAAGATCCACGGAACATTCCATGACAGGAAGAATGACAAAGTCATAGGGCAAGGTCTTTACTGGCAACGGAAAAGAAAAAAAGAGTTTGAACAATTCTTCGAATCTAGGAAAGCCCCCCCTCATAACAAAAATTCTCAAAGCCATTAGAGGACCGGGAAGGAGAAGTTTTTCCCTCCCTTCAACATTTTGAGAATTTTGTGCAACGATTTCTAACACAAAATTGGGAAGGAGGTGAGAAATTGGCTAGACCAATTACCCAGAACACTTTTAAGAACAGGACTGTGAAGTCAATGAAAGAAATGAGGACCTATTCTAAGCACTACGACGACCTCATAGAAATCTATTCAGGTTTGCTATATGACTACCACATAGCACGGGAAGAGTTTATTGCCAACGGGTCACAAGTGACAGAAGAGCATGAGACATCTCGTGGTACGATCGTGGAACGAAAAACTCCGCTAGTTCAAACCATGGAGAATCTTCGCAAGGATATCCTGACATACTCAGACCGACTGCAGCTGAATCCAAAAGCTGCTAATGTGGAAGTGATAAAACCAGATAAGGAAGCTGGTGGACTGGAAGGGTTGATTGCCAACTTAACATGACAAGAGCTCAAAAAATTCTCACTGACTTCCAAATCGCAAAGCAATATGCAGAAGATGTTGTTGCGGGCACAATTATTGCAGGGAAGCGACGGGCAAAGGCCTGTGCCAGATTTCTAAAAGACCTTGCCAGTGGAAAGTTTGATTTTCGTTCAGAACAATTTGAATTTGTAATAAAGTTCATTGAGGGGCTGGTTGTTCACAGGAAAGGCGAATCGCTAGAAGGGAAACCGCTGACCAATGTTCCATTCATTTTGCAAGACTGGCAAAAATTCTGTATTGTCAATTTATTTGGATTTTTCAAAAAGGGGACCTCCATCCGAAGATTTACAGAGGCCCTTTTTATGTTACCTCGTAAAAACGGAAAGACTCCCTTTGCTTCCGCAATCTGCTTGGCCATGTCCGTTCTGGAAAATAAGAGCGGGACCAATGCTTATATCCTGGCAAACTCATTAAAACAGACCCGTGAAAGTTTCGATTTCATTTCTCACACGGTTAAATACTGGAAGGACAAGTCAATCAGAATCAAGGATAACAATAATGAGCACAGCATCCGAAAAGAATTTTCCAATGGCTCATTCATCATCAATGCACTGGCTTCAGAAGAGGACAACCTAGACTCATTCAACGGTAACATCATCATCTTGGACGAAATCCATGGGATGAAGTCATCTAAGAAGTACACGCTGATGAAAAATGCCCAACGGGCTTTTCGGAATAAATTGCTTATGGCGATTACGACGGCAGGGGACAAACCAAATGGTTTCTTAGCCCAGCGGTTGAAGTATTGCGACAAGGTCCTAGATGATTTGATTGAAGATGATAGCTTCTTCATTTTTATCTGTGATGCCGATGCCGATGCGGACGGAAAGATTATAGACTTCACGGACCCAATCCACATTCAACGAGCCAATCCATCGTTAGGAGTTACCGTAGAGTTGAGCGAGTTGTTGCATGATGCAGAGGTTGCTTATGCCGACCCACAGACCAGGAATGAATTTTTCAATAAGACTTTGAATATTTTCACGAACTCGATGACTGCTTACTTCGACCTCCAAACCTTCATCAATTCGGATGATAAGTACAATTGGAGCTTAGAAGAGTTGGCTCGGTTGCCTATCAAGTGGTTTGGTGGTGCCGACTTATCGAAGCTTCATGACTTAACAGCAGCTGCTCTATATGGGCAGTATGAAGGTATAGATATTGTTATCACCCATGCCTTCTTTCCGCGTATGGCCGCCCATGAGAAAGCTAACGATGACGGTATCCCATTATTTGGTTGGGAACAGGACGGCAATTTGACTATGAGTAACACACCAACCGTTTCCTATGATGACGTCATCAATTGGTTTAAATCTATGAGGGACAAGGGCTTCAAAATCCAGAAAATTGGCTTTGATAAGAAGTTTGGTCGAGACTTTTTTACTGGAATGAAGAGGTCAGGCTTTACGATTGTCGATGCACCGCAGTATTACTGGAAAAAGTCAGAGGGATTCCGCCGTATAGAAGTCAAGGCCTATAACGGTCAGCTTTATTATTGCCACAGCACCGCATTCGAATACTGCGTGTCGAATGTTCGAGGAATTGAAAAAGTAGATGATATGATTCAATACGAAAAAGTAGAAAAGACATCACGCATTGACCTTTTTGACGCAGCAGTCTTTGCAGCATGCCAAATGCTAGAGGACACAGAGAAAGGTGGATATGTAAGTGATTGGTTGAAAGGAGCAAAAAATTGAGTAAACGCAAACCGAAAAATTCAAACAAGATACGGTCCGAGCCGTCTTCTAGTTTTCAGATGTTTGTCAACGAGGATTACTTCAGAACAATGGTCACCAATGGATACACCAGATTGTCTGATTGCCCAGAGGTGCACATAGCAGTCCACAAGATTGCAAGCCTGGTTTCGTCAATGACTATTCACCTCATGGAAAATAGAGAGAATGGCGACGTCCGAATCAAAAACGAACTGTCCAGAAAGATTGATATCAATCCTTACAAGTGGATGAGTCGGAAGAAATGGATATACAACATTGTCCGAACAATGATTTTGGAGGGCGACGGCAATAGCATCATCTATCCAATCGTTGACAAAGAGGGGTTAATTCAAGACCTAAAACCTTTGCCACCGTCTAAAGTATCCTTCCAAGGGGATGCATTTGACTATCAAGTAGTCTATGACTATGATACGGTCTTCTCGCCTGACGAAGTGCTACACTTCTCCATCAATGCCGATCCAGAGAAACCATGGAAAGGGCAAGGATATCGTGTCGTACTTTCTGATTTGCTTAGAAACCTAAAGCAAGCCTCAGCCACTAAAAACGAGTTTATGTCAGGAAAGTACATGCCGTCATTGATTGTCAAAACAGATGCCAATACGGCCGCATTATCCTCACAGGAAGGTCGTGACGAAGTCTTTGATATGTATCTCAAACAATCATCTGCTGGGAAACCGTGGATTATCCCAGCAGAAATGATGGAAGTTCAACAGGTCAAGCCTCTTAGTCTAAATGATATAGCAATCAAGGATTCGGTAGAAGTTGACAAGACTACGCTCGCAGGTATTTTGAGAGTACCCGCCTTTTTCCTTGGCGTAGGTAAATTCAACAAGGAAGAATATGACAACTTTGTCACTAATACAATAAAGGAGTTTGCAGACATCATTCAACACGAGATGACTAGCAAGCTCCTTTATTCCCCAAATCATTACTGGTTGTTCAATTATCGAAGTTTGTTGAACTACAGCATGAAAGAGCTGGCTGAAGTCGGGCAAAACCTCTACATCAGAGGTCTTGTGACTGGGAATGAAGTGAGGAACTGGCTGAATATGCCACCAGAAGAAGGTCTGGACCAGTTGGTTATTCTTGAGAACTTCATACCTGCTGATAAAATTGGGGATCAGAAGAAACTAGAGAAAGGAGAAGATAGTGGAGAGAGCAGCTTATCTGACGCGTAGCTTCAAATCTAATCTTGCTGTCCGTGAACAACAGGAAGGCCAACAAGAGAAAGTTATCGAAGGCTATTTTGCAGTCTATGGCTCTGAAACAGAGTTGTGGCCTGGTGCTTTTGAAGAAATAAAAATCGGTGCATTTGATGATACCCTTGACAATGACATCCGTGCCCTTATCAATCACAACACAGAGTTGGTCCTTGGTCGTAATAAGGCCGGGACATTGACTTTGAAAGTTGATGACAAAGGTCTATGGGCCCGTGTTGTCATTAACGAACAAGATACAGATGCACTCAATCTATACGCCCGTGTCCAACGTGGCGATGTGGACCAATGTTCATTCGGTTTCAACATCGTTGAGGAATCGACTGAATTTCGTGAAGATGGAACTGTAAAATGGACCATTGAAAAGATTGATTTGCATGAAGTGTCCATCGTAACCTTCCCTGCCTATGAGGCAACGGGTGTGCAGGCTCGGAAACGAGACTTTGAAGATCTACAAGAACGGACCTTAGAGTCCCGTAAACAAAAACTAAAGGAGAAACTAAACTATGCTAAAACAACTCATGCTCCGTCGCAAAATTAAAGTCTTGAATGATAACTTGACTGAATTGAACGACGGTAAGAACTTTGATGAACGTAGTGCCCAATTGGAAGCAGCTATCGAAGAAGCACGGTCTGATGAAGAAATCAAGGCTGTCGAAGAAGAAATTGACACTTTGACACAGGAACAAGCTGAACATCAAGAAAAAGTAGATGCTATCCAAGCTGAAATTGATGAACTCGAAGCAGAACTGGCTGAATTGGAGGGCAAGGAGCCTAAAGTGGAACCAAAAGAAGAACCAGCTGCTGAACCTGAACAACGCAACAAACAAAAAGGAGAACTTGCAACTATGACTCGAAACAAATATTTTGGCGGATTGACTCGTGCTGCTATGACTGAATTGGTTGAACGTAGCGAAGTCAAGACATTTTTGGAAAATACTCGCAGCCTCATCCAAGAAAAACGTGCTGTCAATGGCTCAGAATTGACCATCCCAGAAGTATTCTTGGAATTGCTCCGCAACAACATGGACCAATATTCAAAATTGATCACTAAAGTTTGGCTTAAACCTGTCAAGGGTGAAGCTCGTCAGAATATCGCTGGGACTATTCCAGAAGGTATTTGGACGGAAATGATTGGAAAACTCAATGAAGTTGATTTCAAATTCAATCAAGTTGAAGTGGATGGTTACAAGGTTGGTGGTTTCACAGCTGTACCAAATTCTATCTTGAAAGACTCTGACCTCAACCTTGCCAATGAAATTCTTTTGGGGCTTGCTCAGGCTATCGGTCTTGCTCTTGATAAGGCTATCCTTTACGGTAAAGGGACTAAGATGCCTGTCGGTATTGTGACTCGCTTAGCAGAAACCCAAAAACCTAACTACTGGGGTCAGAATGAGCCAGACTGGACGGATCTGCATTCTACTCATTTGTCAGTAGTACCTGCTAACATCACAGACCCTATCAAATACTATCAGGAATTGGCTACTAAGCTAAATGTCATTGATGCCGACTACTCAGACGGCAATGTTTTCTGGGCAATGTCACGTAAGACACATCAAGCTTTGAAGATTAAGCTGATGAGTTTCAACTCGGCTGCAGCGATCGCGTCAGGCCTTGACAATACTTTGCCTGTTATTGGTGGTGATGTTGAAGAGCTAAACTTCATCCCAGATGGACATATTATCGGTGGCTTTGGTTCGCTTTACATTTTGGCAGAACGTGAGGGAGCAACCATGGCTCAATCTGAACATGCTCAATTCATCGAAGACAATACTGTCTTTAAGGGAATTGCACGATATGATGGTCGTCCAATCTTTGGCGAGGCTTTTGTGGCAGTCAATGCATCTGGCAAAGATGGAGCTGTTGCACCTAAACCAACAGATGTGACATTCGCAGCTGACAAGGCTAACACACCAGGTTAGGAGGCAAACCATGAAGTCAGTTGATGTAAGAGTTAAAGCGCTCGTAACTTTTTCCGATAGCCAATCTCCGATTGGCCTTCGGAGAAAAGATGAGGAGTTTGTGACGGCCAAAGACCGAGCAGACTACCTGAACGGTTTGAATGAAGAACCGCTTGTAGCTGTTTTAGAGGAAATCGAAAGACTGCACTCTGAATCAGTAAACGAAAGTGTTTCTGAGTCAGTGTCCGAATCAGTAAGCGAAAGCGTTTCTGAATCAGTATCCGAGTTAGCAAGTGAGCTGGCATCGGAAGTCGTTACAACTCGCAAACCTCGTAGAAAAACATCAAAAGAAAGCGAGTAAGCCATGGAACATTCAAATGTCTTGCAACTGGTCAAGATGAAAGAAGGTATCAAATCTGACAAACGAGACAAGTATCTAACAGAGCTTATCAAAAGCTCTATTGATGAGTTAGAGCAAGTCAAGGGCATTGCCATTGACCTGAATCTACCTCACCATGTTACCTTCGTTGCCGATTGGACCTACTACCAGTACATCAACAAAGACCAGCCAACCATGCCACGCTATCTACAGCAGAAACTGCACGACTATCAAATCACATATAGGAAGCAGGCAGAGTCATGAGATGGAATGAAGATTGCACCCTAATTTCGCTTTCTGAAGAGCCGACATTGGATGAGTTGTTACAGCCAACCTACGAAGAAGTAGGTATTGAGGTATCATGCAATAAGCGGTCTCTCACACGGTCAGAGTATTATTTTGCATCACAAGCCAACATGAATCCTTCCATGGTACTTGAGGTCCACGATTTTGAGTATGACAATCAGGTGTATGTGGATTTTGAAGGAGTAAGATACGAGGTCATCAAGACATTTGAAAATGGTGATATCATCGAATTGACTTGCGAGGTAGTAAAAAATGGCACTGGATCTAACTAGCGAAATCATGTCTGCACTAGAAGAGTGGTCGGAAGAGGTTGAACAAGAAGTTGATGAAGCTGCTAGCGATGTTGTTGATAAGGCTGTAGCCAAGTTAAGGGTCAGTAGCCCAAAGATGACAGGAAATTACAGAAAGAAATGGGCCAAGAAACGATTGAAGAATGGAACTTATGTGGCACATGTAAGAGGGCCTGACTATCGCCTAACTCATCTACTCGAAAACGGGCACGTTAATCGTGATGGTGGACGAACGAGCCCGCAGGTTCATATCGCACCAGTGGAAGAAGAAGCCATTGCCGAATTTGAAGAACGCATCAGGAGAATTGGCCAATGAAACTATTAGAATTTGCAGCTATCATAAAAGCATTGGGAATACCGTGCCGTTACCGTCAATTCAAGAAAGGAGAGCAACCCAAACCACCTTACGCGGTCTATTATCAGGACGGAGAGGACAACCTCAATGCTGATAATGAAGCGTATCACACTATCAAATCAGTTACGGTAGAACTGATTACTGATAAGAAAAATGAAGCATTGGAAGATACATTAAAGAGCCTGTTTAATCAAAACAAGCTCTTTTTTGAGTTTTCCGATGAGATGTACATTGAGTCCGAAGGGCTTTACCAAGTCATCTATAATGTCAATCTAATTTAAGAAGGAGAAAAATATGACTAAAAAACCAGAAAACAAAATTGAATACGGTCTGGAGAAAGTCCACATTGCCAAAATCACCTCAGAGGATGCCATGGGCAATTTGACCTATGACACTCCACAAGCTCTACCTGGTGCCGTTGAGTTGACAATCGAGCCACAAGGAGAAACGATTGACTTCCAAGCAGACAACGTGACCTACCATGGTGGCTCAACCAATAAGGGATATACAGGCACATTGACGATTGCCCGCATGACTGATTACTTCCAAACGGAAATTTTAGGAGAGAAGTTAGCTTCAGACGGAACACAATCTGAGTTTGCTGATGCAGAACAGGCATCCTTTGCGATGATGTTCCAAATTGAAGGGGATAAGAATGCCACTCGTCACTTACTTTACAAGTGCACAGTCAGTCGTCCTAAACAGGGCTCAAAAACCAAGTCAGGTGACCCAAATACCACAGAACTATCATTCGCATCTGTTCCACGATCCTCTGATAAAGCTGTTAAAACAAAGACAACTTCAAACACCAAAAAAGAAGTTTACGACGGCTGGTTTAAAAATGTCTATAAACCTGCAGATGGCGTGACATTTGGAGCAACAGAAGGGGTAGGTGGCTAATGGAACGACTTTACCAAATCGGAGGTCAGGAATTTCGACTGGTGACCAATGGCTATACGCCAATTGCATACAAGAATCAATTTGGACGTGATTACTTCCAGGACATGATGAATATGTTCCAAGGCGACGCCCTATTGAAAATGGTAGCCTTATCGCAGGAACAGAAAGAAGTAGATGTCAGTCAACTAGATATGTCCATGTTGAAAGACTTCGATATGACATTCTTTAACCGACTGTTTTGGACTTTTGTGAAATCGGGAGACCCTACGGTCAAGCCTTACGACAATTTTTACATGGATTTGGAATACTTCCCTGTCCAAGACGTCGCTCCTGTCTTAATGGAAATGTTGGAGGCAAACATGGCCACAAAAAAGCCTTCGATGACAGCGAATCTGCAAGCGATGAAATCTTTACAGTAGAATCCTACCTATCTTGTTGCAAAGAAGTCGGTCTGTCGGTCGAGGAACTACAACATATCACGCTTGGCATGGCTCTTGACTACCAAACAGACTATATCAATCTTCGTGATCCAGATAAGCAAACGGAAGTTAAGACAAGAAGAGCTACACAGGCTGATATTGATAATTTCTAATTTTTTTCAAAAACCTCTTGACAATGTAGCTACATTTATCTATAATTAAAAATGTAGCCACATAACAAGGAGGTGAGACAATGGCTGACAATCAAAAATCCAACAAGGATACCGTCATTCGTGCTAGGGTTGATAGTAAGACCGTAGAACAATTAGAATACATAGAAAAAAAGACCAACAGAAAAAAATCTGAGGTCATTCGTGACGGTATTCAAAAGATTTATGATGAAATCAAAAAATAAGGTATAACCCGCAATCGCCAAACCGTAGGTCATACCTTATCGCTCGAAAGAAACTCTTTCTGAAATCATTATATCAGAAACGAGCTTCTTTGTCATACCCAAAGGAGTTTTTATTATGGCAAAAATGACAATCATTGAATATTCTCGTAGCGAGTGGGATAGAGAAGGTTTTTACATCCCAAGTTTGCAATTAATGGCTTTTCGTGAGGATGTTTCAATGGAGCGAAGAAAAGAATTATTACAAAAATATTGTTAGAAGAAAGGAAATGAATATGGAACTACAAATTTTTAAGAATGAACAGTTTGGAGAAGTGCAACTGTTGGAGATTAACAATGAGCCTTGGTTTGTTGGAAAAGATGTTGCTGAGATTTTGGCTTACAAAGAGCCAAACAAAGCAATCACACGACACGTTGATGAAGAGGATAGGACGAAACATCCTATCCTTACAAAAGGCGGTCTACAAGATAGCTATATCATCAACGAGAGCGGTCTATACTCGCTTATCTTGAAATCTAAGTTGCCACAAGCCAAGCAATTCAAACGTTGGGTCACATCAGAAGTCTTGCCAGCTATTCGCAAGCATGGGGCTTATGTTACCAATCAGAAAGCTGTTGAGATTACGACTAATCCAAGTGCTTTGGCTGAGTTTTTGCAAGGCATTACCAACCAAGTGAAGCAATTAGAATTGCAGAATTTGGAGCTAGTTGAGAAAAACGAGGTGCTGGAGGTGGAACTGCTTGAAGCTCGTAAGCAAGCACGCTACCTAGATGTGATTATTGAGAGCAAGGGAGCGGTTCGTGTGACACAGATTGCTGCTGACTATGGTATGAGTGCTAATCGGTTCAATAAACTCTTGCACGAGCTGGGTATTCAGCATAAGGTCAACGGACAATGGATTTTGTACAAAAAGTATATGGGCAAAGGATATACCGATAGCACGACATTTGATTATCTGGACAAGAACGGTCAGGCTAGAGCCAATATGACAACAACTTGGACACAAAAAGGTCGCTTGTTCTTGTATGAGTTGCTGAAAGACAATGGCTATCTGCCTCTGATTGAGCAAGAAGGGGTAGCTTAATAGTAATAATAAGCATTCGAGAAATCGGGTGCTTTTCGTTTTGGGTGGTTGGTTGGCTATCTTGACGGAAAACGCTCGAACGACTCAATCCAAAGGGTGTAACTACTAGTGACACCCTTACAGCTGGAGGTATTCAACAAGCCAACTTTATTGAAGAAAGGAGGAACCATGGCAGGAAAAATTAAGGGTATCAATATTGAAATCGGTGGCGATACTACTGGATTAGATAAGGCCTTAAAAAATGTAAATAAGTCAGCGGAGGCTGCCAGCAAGGAAATCAAAGAGATTGACAGAGCCTTGAAATTTGACCCAGGTAACGTTGTCTTGCTTGGGCAGAAGCAGGAACTCTTGGCCAAGCAGGTTTCCAACGCCAAAGAAAAGCTTGAAACATTGAAGACTGCTGAGGAACAAGTCCAAAAGCAATTTGCAGAAGGCAAGATCGGTGAGGATCAGTATCGAGCATTTCAACGCGAGGTTGAAGTTACCCAGAATGTGCTAAAAGGTTATGAGAACAAGCTAGAGAATGTCAATCAAGCATTGGCAGGGAATGCAGATGCAGTCCAAAACAATGCTCAGACTATGAAAGGCTTGCAGGAAGAGACGAACAATCTCTTAAAAGCTGATTTGCTGAATGACTTCTCTGGGATGATTGCTGATGCATCTCAAAAGTTGATTGAATTTGGCGAAAGTTCGCTAGAAGCATTTCGAACGGTCGATGAGGGCATGGACACAATTGTCACCAAAACGGGAGCTAGCGGTGAATCATTGCAAGAAATGCAAGACATCGCATCTAACCTGGCAACCACAATCCCTACCGACTTTACAACAGCAGGAAATGCAGTCGGGGAAGTCAGTGCCCAATTTGACTTAGTTGGCGATGCATTGCAGACAACGGCTGCTGACATGATTAAGTTTGCAGAAATCAATGGTACCGATGTGACCTCTGCTACACAGACTTCGAAGCAGGCTTTGGAAGCGTACGGCTTATCTGTTGACTATCTTTCGGATGTGTTGGATAGTGCCACCTATGTCGCTCAAAATACGGGTGTCTCTGTTGATGACTTGATGACCAAAGCGGTTGACGGAGCTCCGCAAATCAAAGCATTAGGTCTGGAATTTGACCAAGGTGTCGCTTTAATAGGTAAATTTGAGAAAGCTGGGGTTGACTCATCTGCCGCTCTCGGCTCATTGTCAAAAGCAGCGGTCAACTACGCTAAAGACGGGAAGACACTTGAGCAAGGATTGAACGAGACAATTTCAGCTATCCAAAATTCAACGAGCGAAACTGAAGCTTTGACAATTGCTTCCGATGTATTTGGCTCAAAAGCTGCACCTCGAATGGTTGATGCAATTCAACGAGGGACATTTAATTTTGATGACTTAGCAAAAACAGCTGAGAATGCTGCCGGAACGGTCGGCAAAACATTTGACTCGACACTTGATCCAATTGACAAATTTACAACCGCTCAAAATATGAGCACTGAGGCAATGGCTGAAATTGGTGGTATGATTGCAGAAGTCGTTGCTCCAGTTTTGGAAAGTATGGCAAGGATTTTCAAATCCGTTGCACAATGGGTTGGGAATTTGCCAGGACCTGTAAAGACAGCGATTGTGGCTTTTGGTGGGATTGTTGCAATTGCTGGTCTACTATTACCAATAATTGTTGGCATTGTAACAGCCTTGCCGACAATGATGGGATTTTTAGCCGGAATTGCAGGAGCGGCTGCACCTATTATTGCTCCAGTTCTTGGAATTGTAGGGGCAATTGCCGCCTTAATAGCAATTATCACATATTTGTGGAACAATAACGAAGCCTTCCGAACAGCAGTAATCGAAATTTGGAATGCGATTATGTCGGTCATCAATGCTGTTATTCAGCAGATTTCAGCTTTTGTTATGTCTATCTGGGGCACATTGGTTGCCTGGTGGACCGAAAATCAAGAGTTGATTAAGTCCTCCGCAGAAATAGTCTGGAATGCCATCATGTCTGTCATCAACACAGTTATGACAGCACTACAGCCACTCATTCAAGCCGCTTGGTCCAATATCCAACTAGTCATCGAGACAGTCTGGACAGTTATCAAAACAATTGTAGAAACAGCAATCAACACTGTACTTGGCATCATCAAGGCAGTTATGCAGGCGATTAACGGAGACTGGTCTGGCGCATGGGAGACCATGAGAGGTGTTGTAGACGGCTTAATCAATGCAATCAAGTCCATCATTGAGACAGTTCTCACAGCTATTCAGCAATTCATTCAAACAACCTGGCAAGCGATTGTGACCTATATCCAATTTGTACTCAACATGATCTTCAACATTGTGTCTACGATTTGGAATAGCATATTGTCATTCATCGGCAATATAGTAACCTCAATTTCAAACACAATTTCTAATGTATTTAACGGGATATCCAGCACAATTAGTGGTGTAATGTCTGGCATTTTCAATACTGTAAGTAGTGTTTGGAACGGCATCAAAGATACCATTACTAACACCATTAACGGTGCCAGGGACGCTGTTTCCAACGCTATCAATGCGATAAAAGGTTTCTTTAACTTTGAATGGTCGCTTCCTAGACCGAAACTACCACGATTTGACATCAGTGGCGGTGAGGCTCCGTGGGGATTTGGTGGCAAAGGGTCCTTGCCGTCTATTGATATTACATGGTTTGCGAAAGGTGGTATTTTGACCAAGCCCACTATTTTCGGCATGAATAGTAATGGTTTGATGGGTGGCGGTGAGGCTGGTAAAGAGGCTATTCTACCACTGAACGAAAGTACACTTGGCATGGTTGCTGATCATATCATGTCAACTGTCAAAGATAAGATTGTTGTGAATGTGGAACAGCCACAGCCACAACCAATTATTTTAAATATCGACGGTAAAACATTCGCTCAATTGATTGTAGGGCATGTTTCAGATGCACAAGCACAACGTATTCAAATCATTGAAGGAGGTGGGACAGTTGGCTAAACACTATGGTATTCGATACAACGGCAGGCATTCGTTTGAAGATGAAGGCCTGCTTTTGCTGAACGAGCGGTCAATCAGCATTCCCAACAAGAAGAAGGTATTGGTGCCAATTCCATTCTCCAATGAAAAATATGATTTTTCAACAGTCTATGGCGGCCAGCTCTATGAACAGAGAACCTTGACCTATCAAATCAAAATCAAGAATACAATTTATGGTACGAAAGAAGCCATGAATATGGCTAAAACCAATGCAATCAATTGGTTGATGGGAACAACAGGCCTATCACCTCTCTATGATGATGCGATACCTGGATACTACTTCTTGGCCGAGGTCCAAGGCGATAGTGCTTTTGAGGAAGATTGGGCTCATGGTGTGCTTAAAATCACATTCACAGCCTATCCCTTCATGATTTCCGAAAGGGCCGAAGGTAGCGACATCTGGGATGATTTTAATTTTGAGCTCGATGCATTTCAGAATGTCGCATTTGAGGTCAATGGTTCGCTTGATATTCTATTGGTCAACACAGGCATCAGCTTGGCACGGCCAGAGATTACATCAACTAGCAATATGACATTGACTATGCGGAACCAACAGTTCAGTATTATTCCAGGAAGTCGTGTATATGACTTTTTCACACTCGAAAAAGAAAATGAAATTCGCATTGAAGGAAACGGCAGAATTTCTTTCAAATGGTTTAAGGAGCTGATCTAAATGTATGCAGTTAGTTTGATAAACGGTGCCAACGTGACACCAATACACGATTCAATGGCCGGCGGGAATAAGCTCTTGTCGGCCATTGTTAAATTTGAAATCAATAAGATTGCCCAGTTTGATTTCCAGTTTTTGCCAAATAACGCTGGCTACAAGGCTCTTATCAAGCCCTTGCAGACCATGGTTCAAGTTGTCAATATGCGGACAGGTAGAGAAGTATTTTTTGGTCGTATCGCACCGATTACGAACGATATGGCCGAGAGCGGAGTGTTTACCTTCGCATACAATGCCAAATCTGAACTTGACTTCCTGAACGATAGCAAGCAACGGCAACAGATTTACCGTGGGAAGAAATCTGATTTTGTAAAGCAGATATTAAAATTCCACAACGACAATCTGGAATCTTACAAGGAATTTTTCCCAGGGGACTTGTCAGACTTGATCGCGACAGGCGACCACATGGAAGCTGATGTAGATCCTGCAAAATCTACATTTGCCACGCTAACAGACCTCATCCTGAATGAGTACGGACTTGAGATACAGATTCGCAAAGAAAACGGCAAGAGGTACCTTGACTTTAAGAAACAGATTGGCATCGACAGCGACACGGAAATCAAGCTCTCTGTCAATTTGCTATCTCTAAAGCAACACATCAATCCAGAGGGCATTGTGTCACGCTTGCTGGTTTATGGTAAGCAAAATAGCGAGACAAATCAGCGTGTCAGCATTGCATCTGTTAACAACGGGAAAGACTACATCGATAGACCGGACTTGATTGCTGAGTACGGTATCAAAATGGAAACTGTCACGTTTGATGACATAGAAGATCCTACGGCCTTAAAACACGCAGGAGAGAGCCAGTTAGCTACTCAGAAGGCTGTATCCTATCAATACTCGGTATCGGCAGTCAACTTGTCGCACATCAACCCAAACTTTGATGAGTTCGAGGAAGGGAATACCTACAGGGTTATCAATCCCGTTATGTTTATTGACGAGCGATTGAGAGTTGTTGCACGTCAGATTGACCTGGTAAGCGTTGAGCGGTCAAATCTTACGATTGGCGACAAGTTTAAGTCTGCTGAAGAGTGGCAATTGGACAATGTCCGAAAAAGGACCAAGCAACTAGTCACGACTAGGCAGCTGAAAGAGCAACAGAGCCAGCTGGAAGAGGTTCGAGTCATTGCCAGCTCGACTGCAGAAGCCGTTGAGACTGTCAATACAGTGGTCTCGGAGCAATCAAGTCAGCTTTTGTCAGCCCAAGATAAGCAGAAATTAGATTATCTGCTTGTGACCAAAGAAATCAATCTGGATGAATTGATAAGAAGAGTAGAAGTATTAGAAAGGAAATGATAAATGGGAATTGATAACCACTTAAAAGTAATCAAAGATGGCGTCTTTGGCCGTGATGTCCGACAAGCCATTCATGACGGAATCCAGCAAGTGTATGAAGATGCAACGGCTAACGGCAATGTCAATATGGAAGTCGCAAAGGCGAGGGGGTATGCAAATACACTTTTCGAGCGACTGGACCAAATGGAGCTGACTGACAAATCAACAGCCCAGGATGTTAGCGTTGTCAGTGGTCAGATTGAGAATCTCATAGCTACTGCAGGTAATGGAACAGTACCGAGCGAGCTAATAGATTTGCGAATTGCCAGAAGCGGCCGTCAATATTTAACGGCCGGGGAAGCTATTAGAAAACAATTTGAGGAAGTAAACATGAATCTGTCAGAATTGCAAAATAATATTTTGATAAAATGGATCCCTGGATTTGTCCGAACAGCAGGGACTTTCAACACAACGAACGCTGATTGGAACCGAAGTGACTACATTGGCATCAGTGATTATTCCACAGTTTCACTAAGTGGAACATTTCCCTCTTTAGGAGCAGGTCTGCATATTGCGTTTTATGACAAAGATAAGCAGTTTATTAGCGGTATCACTGATGCAAATAAAGAAGTGGTATATCAGCACCAAACATTGCCGATACCAAACAACGCAGTCTATATGATATTGACAACACAAGCTAAGAGTGCAAGTACAGTATCATTGGTAGGTATGGTTAAAATCTCGGCAATCGTCCGTGAATTTGCATCATCAAGGCTCGATACCAAAACCATCGTTGCGCAAGACGGCACTGGCGACTATACCACATTGACAGATGCGGTTGCAAATGCCAAGGACGGGGACCGAATTTACGTAAAATCAGGCAATTATTCGACCGAGCACGTCGAAGGGTGGGGCAAATCATTGATTATTGAGGGAGAGAATCCGTTGACAACAATCATCTCATGTTCGGATAGCACCTACGAGCGTCCAGCTATGGAATTTTCGGTCGGAGTCCTAAAAAACCTCACAATCAAGCGCGCTCAAGGCTCGACTGGCGGATATGCATTACATGTTGAAGATAGTAATCTTTATGGCAAGACATTAACGATTGATAATTGCATCTTGATAACAGAAGGCGGTGGATCAGCGCTAGGAATGGGCATGTATGGAAATTGTAAAATTTTGCTTAAAGACAGTAAGTTTATTACCAATTCAGGCTATGCAGCCCTGTATTTCCACGACTCAAATCACGAGGAGACCAAGGGGCTCTATGATGTCGAGATAAATAATTGCTATTTTGAGACCAAGTCCGAACATGTTGTTAAATTGCAATCGCAAGAGATTGCTGGGTCCATGGTCAACATGACATGGATTAATAATACTTTTTACACGTTTACCAAAGCAACAAGCGTTGAGACAGTTAACTATCGTGGCGGAGTTTCGACCAACCAAGAAGATTTTGCTGGACTTATTAACTGGCGGCTACGTCGAAATTCGCATGGTAATACAATGAACATATTTAATCGTTTGGAGGTAAATTGATGCCAATCGAACACGCAGAACGAATAGCTCAAAGCCAAGTGGCTTGGGCTATTTTGTTTATCATATTATTTTTCATTGTGGTTAGTTATCTTGTGAAAACATCCAACAGACGTGAAGCTAAACTGATGGACTTTTATGACCAATCCAAAGCTGACTCTAAAATGAGGGAAGAGCGATTGTTGGCTCATTTAGATGCAACTAACACACAATTCAGCAGAATTTCGGACACTTTGGTTGACGTGCAAAAAGAGTTGGTCCGAATGAACGATCGCATGGACAATTTTGAAAGAGGAGAATAATCATGACAAACATTTCAGAAATCATTATCAGTGCTGCCCTCGGAATTTTGACAATTTTGGGAGCTACGCTTATTAGTGCTATCAAGAGTTATATTGTGGCTAAGGGTGGCGAGAAGGCTATCAAAATCGTTGAAATTTTGGCTCATAATGCAGTCAATGCGGTCGAACAGGTTTCTACAGAAACTGGTTTTAAGGGCAAAGACAAGCTCGCTGAAGCTAAAAAAGCAATCTTAAATGAACTAACCAAATACAACATCCACATGACTGACGAAGATTTGACTGTCTTTGTAGAGTCGGCTGTTAAGCAAATGAACAATGCCTGGAAGGAGTAACTATGGGAGTGAATATTGAAACTGCTCTTCGTTGGATGAGCGATCGCAAGGGCCGTGTGACCTATTCAATGGATTATCGGAACGGTCCGAACTCTTTTGACTGTTCTAGCTCGGTTTACTATGCTCTGATGAGCGCTGGTGCTATCTCAGCTGGTTGGGCTGTAAACACTGAGTATGAGCATGACTGGTTGGTAAAAAACGGTTATACACTCATTGCTGAAAATACTGACTGGGATGCCAAGCGTGGGGATATCTTCATCTGGGGTCGCCGTGGTCAGTCTGCTGGTGCTGGTGGTCATACTGGTATCTTTATTGACCCTGACAACATTATCCACTGCAACTACGCTCGCAATAGCATTACGGTTGATAACTACAACCAAACGGCTGCTGCTAGTGGCTGGATGTATTGCTACGTGTACCGCTTGGCCAATCAAACCAGCACATCGGATAAAAGCCTTGAAACCTTGGTACAGGAAACTCTTGCAGGTCGATACGGAAACGGAGATCAGCGGAAAGCAGCTCTTGGCAATCAATATGAGGCTGTCATGGCAGTCATCAATGGCAAAGCTACGGCACCTAAAAAGACTGTTGACCAACTGGCTCAAGAGGTAATCCAAGGCAAGCATGGCAACGGTGAAGCTCGTAAGCAGTCGCTAGGTGCTGACTATCCAGCTGTGCAAAAACGTGTCACCGAATTGCTCAAAAAACAGCCCTCTGAACCGTCCAAGGCTCAAGAGGTAAAACAACCAACGGAAACCAAAACAAGCCAAACTGAGCCAACTGGGAAAGCCATAGTAAGCAAAGAAGAGGGGGACCTCTCTTTCAATGGTGCTATCTTAAAAAAAGCGGTGCTGGAAAAAATTCTGGCCAACTGTAAAAAGCATGACATCCTTCCAAGCTACGCTTTGACCATTTTGCACTATGAAGGCCTTTGGGGCACATCAGCCGTAGGAAAGGCAGACAACAACTGGGGTGGTATGACTTGGACAGGTCAAGGTAACCGTCCAAGCGGTGTCACGGTCACACAAGGCTCTGCCCGTCCATCAAATGAAGGTGGTCACTATATGCACTATGCAACAGTTGACGATTTTCTGACAGACTGGTTCTATCTCTTACGTTCAGGCGGCTCTTACAAGGTCAGCGGTGCTAAGACCTTCAGTGAGGCTGTCAAGGGCATGTTTAAGGCTGGCGGTGCAGTCTATGATTATGCTGCTAACGGATTTGAGAGCTACATTGTCGGAGCTTCCAGCCGATTGAAAGCCATTGAGTCGGAAAATGGGACACTGTCCAAGTATGATACTGCTACCGTCACAGATGTCGGTAGCAAAGATCACATTGACATCACGATTGATGGCATTGAAGTCATTATCAATGGTGAAACTTACAAGCTGGAAAAGAAACCAGTCTAATACACAAACAAAGCCCTCAGCGTTTGCTGGGGGCTATTTTCTATTATGATGGACATTTTTGAAAATGTCTGTTGTGATGGAATTTATTTGTTCAAACTTTTATAGTACGCAGTAATCTTTATCACTTTATCAAAAGACATGCCGCCAATGTCAGTCCGACCTTTGACGTAGTTTGCCAAAGTTTGCTCTGATATGCCCGTGGCTTGTGCAATTTGATAGCGTGAATGTGTCTGGAAGAAGTTCATCATTTCTTCCTTTGATAATACTTGGATCATAGATACTCCTTATCGGAAAACCAACCAGAGTAGCAATGCAATCAGCAATAACCACACCAAGAAGGCTTTCCAGTCAAAATCATGTTTGTTTACTTTGTATTTTACTTTCATAGCATTTTTTGATAATATTTAAGTACACCCCCGAAGGGGTGGATAGTGATTACTCACTATCCAATTCGATGTGCCACTCAATGGTTAGGATGATAAGGTTTAGTTTGATGACCAGCTTATCAGTTCTAATCTTGATTGGCTTTTTTAAGTACCTAAACATTTAGTACTCCTTTCTGTTAGTTTCCTTGTCTAAGGTAACCTCCCCTTACCTTATGTATCTATTATACTATTATTTATAATAGTAGTCAAGTATTTTTACAAACTTTTTTCGATTTATTTTATATTTTTCGCATTTAGTTTGTAGATAGAAGTTTGCCCACCATTTGCCCACCAACTTTACCAAGCTTAACCGAATTTAACCGAATGAAAAATCAAAAAAGCCCGAAAAACCGGGCTTTTGACTTGTATAAATTCGGATAAAATCCTATAATAAAGGCGGTAGACGGATTTGAACCGACGATCAAGCTTTTGCAGAGCCGTGCCTTACCACTTGGCTATACCGCCATAACAAAGAATATTGTATCTTAAATCCTGGAAATGGTCAAGTGGAAATTTTCGAATCAGCCCAATTTCCAGATTTTACGGTAGACTAGAACTTACTTTTAGAATTTTGGGATGGCAGATTTTCATGAATTTCTCTGCTATTTTACTTGAAAATATACAGGTATTCTGATATACTGATAGAGTTGCTGTGCAACAAATACTCATCTCGGACCAATTGTGGTCTTGTTGCCGAAAGGTTGGGCTGCAAGTCGAAGTTCGGGAGAGGAGAAAAAACAAAAAGGAGAAATACTCATGGCAGTAATTTCAATGAAACAACTTCTTGAGGCTGGTGTACACTTCGGTCACCAAACTCGTCGCTGGAATCCTAAGATGGCTAAATACATCTTCACAGAGCGTAACGGTATCCACGTTATCGACTTGCAACAAACTGTAAAATTGGCTGACCAAGCTTACGAATTCATCCGTGACGCTGCAGCAAACGACGCAGTTATCTTGTTCGTAGGTACTAAAAAACAAGCTGCTGAAGCTGTTAAAGACGAAGCCATCCGCGCTGGTCAATACTTCATCAACCACCGTTGGTTGGGTGGAACTCTTACAAACTGGGGTACAATCCAAAAACGTATCGCTCGTTTGAAAGAAATCAACCGTATGGAAGAAGATGGAACTTTCGAAGTGCTTCCTAAGAAAGAAGTAGCATTGTTGAACAAACAACGTGCTCGTCTTGAAAAATTCTTGGGCGGTATCGCTGACATGCCACGCATTCCAGATGTAATGTTCGTTGTTGACCCACACAAAGAGCAAATCGCTGTTAAAGAAGCTAAAAAATTGGGTATCCCAGTTGTAGCGATGGTTGACACAAACACAGATCCAGATGATATTGATGTTATCATCCCAGCTAACGATGACGCTATCCGCGCTGTTAAATTGATCACAGCTAAAATGGCTGACGCTATCATCGAAGGCAACCAAGGTGAAGACAGCGTAGCAGCAGTTGAAGCTGAATTGGCAGCTGAGCCAGCATCTACAGAATCAATCGAAGAATTGGTTGAAGTTGTAGAAGGAAAATAAGTAACGAAGGCGTTAAGAAAAGCGTTAGATATATCTAAATTCTAGCTTTTTAGTCCGAGTACATTCTACATTATTTATCAGACACAAAAACAATCCTAGAGGGGCAGGGCTGAGCCCGCTCCTCTATTTTATAAATACAAACAAGGAGAATAGACATGGCAGAAATTACAGCAGCTCTCGTTAAAGAATTGCGTGAAAAATCAGGTGCTGGCGTTATGGACGCGAAAAAAGCATTGGTTGAAACTGAAGGTGATATCGAAAAAGCGATTGAATTGCTTCGCGAAAAAGGTATGGCTAAGGCAGCTAAAAAAGCTGACCGTGTAGCAGCTGAAGGTTTGACAGGTGTTTACGTTGATGGTAACGTAGCAGCAGTTGTTGAAGTTAACGCTGAAACAGACTTCGTTGCGAAAAATGCTCAATTCGTTGAATTGGTAAACACTACTGCTAAAGTAATTGCAGAAGGTAAACCAGCTGACAACGAAGCAGCTCTTAAATTGGCTATGCCTTCAGGTGAGACCCTTGAAGAAGCATACGTAAACGCAACTGCAACAATCGGTGAGAAAATCTCATTCCGTCGCTTTGCTTTGGTTGAAAAAACAGATGCTCAAGCATTTGGTGCATACCAACATAACGGCGGCCGTATCGGTGTTATCTCAGTTGTTGAAGGTGGCGACGAAACTCTTGCAAAACAAATCTCAATGCACATCGCTGCGATGAAACCAACTGTTCTTTCTTACACTGAATTGGATGAGCAATTCGTTAAAGATGAGTTGGCACAAATCAACCACAAAATCGAACAAGATAACGAAAGCCGTGCAATGGTTGACAAACCAGCATTGCCATTGTTGAAATACGGTTCAAAAGCTCAATTGACTGACGAAGTGATTGCAGCAGCTGAAGAAGCTATCAAAGCAGAATTGGCAGCAGAAGGCAAACCAGAAAAAATCTGGGATAAAATCATCCCAGGTAAAATGGATCGCTTCTTGCTTGACAACACTCAAGTTGACCAAGCTTACACACTTCTTGCACAAGTGTACATCATGGACGACAGCAAAACAGTTGAAGCTTACTTGAACTCAGTGAACGCTTCAGTTGTAGAATTTGCTCGTTTCGAAGTGGGTGAAGGTATCGAGAAAGCTTCAAACGACTTTGAAGCAGAAGTTGCAGCAACAATGGCAGCAGCTCTTGGTAAATAATCATATATAGAAGAACTTCCGAAAGGGCAATGTCATTAAGTTAACATTCGGCAGTACATCTACACTGTCTACTCCCAAGTATTTATTCTACGTCATACTTG